TAGGAAAATCAAAACCCGCATCATTATTCTTTTTATCAAAATTTGGATGTCAATTAGAAAAAGTAAAATTTTATAGTAATTCAACAATTAATTCAATGTGGGATGAATTAGATATTTTACTTACATCCAATCCAGCCTTATTATTGGATTATCCGTCAGATAAAATATTAATAAAATATGAAACGGATTATAATGAGAATATTACCACAATCCATTCTATAAAATCTATAAAAGAATTGGATGATAAATTAAAACAAATTTTAGAATGTTAAAAGTATTAGGAGAAAACTATTATGTAGATTTGGATAAAATTGACGATTATGTTCAAATAAAAGCAAAAAAAACCGTCACGTCAGGTGACACTGAAGGGACTACCATAAGTATAATTAAATACGAAACAATTAAATTAATGTTAGAGATAGTTATGGATGAACCTGAAGAAATTGATGAGCAATTAGGGGCTAAAGGTACTAACAACTTATCAATCCCATTTAAACTAGCGTTTAATACTCTATTGTATAAAAAATTAATAAATAAAATATAATAAACATGACACAAGAACAAATTACAAAATTAGAACAGTCGATTCAAAACATGAAAGATAAAAAGTCAAGGATTTATCTTTTAGTTCAAGACACTAAAGGTAATGCAAAAGCTTCAGTCGCTTACATATACGAGTTAGGTATGGCATTATTAAAAAATGGATACAACCCAATTATCTTACACGAAACACCTGATTATACTGGAGTTGGTGAATGGTTAGGTGAGGATTATATGACATTACCACATAAAACAATTGAAGGCCAAAATTTAGAAATTGCACCTGAAGATTTAATTGTTATCCCTGAATTATACGGGTTTGTGATGAGTCAAATTTCAAAATTACCTTGTGGTAAAATTGTATTGTCTCAAGCCCATGACCATATCTTGGAAACATTACAACCAGGCCAGACATGGTCACAATTAGGGTTTTATAAATGTATAACAACTTCTGAAGCTCAAAAAGAATATATCGAGAATATTATGAGAGGTATTTCGATAGATGTTTTAAAACCATTTATTTCTGATAAATTTAAACCACATACTTTACCATCAAAACCTATTATTGCAATTCATGCTAGAGAACAAAGAGAAGCCCTTAACATGATTAAAAGTTTTTACATTAAATTTCCTCAATACAGATGGATAACTTTTAGAGACATGAGAGGACTATCTATTGATGAGTTTGCAAGTGCTATGAAAGATTGTTTCTTATCTGTTTGGATTGATGAAACAAGCTCTTATGGTACATTCCCATTGGAATCTATGAAATGTAAAATACCTGTAGTTGGTTTAGTACCAAATTTAGTTCCTGAATGGATGAATGAAGACAATGGTGTTTGGGTTAACAATAAAATCCAAATGGTTGATTTTGTCGCGGACTTTTTACAAAATTGGTTGGAAGACAGTATTAATGAAAATTTAGAAACTGAAATTATTAAAACTGCAGAAAATTTAAGTACTAAAGAAGATTTTGAAAAAATTTCATTAAACTTATTTGAAGGATATCTAACTAAAAGATTGGAATCATTTGAAGAACAATTAAATAAACTACAAACAATAGAAGAATAATATGGAAAATTACTTTGACGTATCAGTTATATTACCGATTAAATCGGCAACCGCACCATTTTTTGAAGATTACTTTAAGAAATGTATTGAATCATTAAATAATCAAAAATTAAAAATTAATGAATTAGTTATTGTTCACACAAATGAAATACCTTTAGTTGAACTTTTAAAAGATTACGATTTTGGTGACTTAAATGTAGTTAAATTAGAATGGGAAAAAGAACCTAATTACGCGGCACAAGTTAATCACGGTGTTAGAAATTCAAAATCTGAATGGGTTTCATTATTTGAATTTGATGATGAATATTCTAACATATGGTTTAAGAATGTTGACATCTACTCAAAAGCATACCCTAATATGGATGCGTTTTTACCAATCGTTGTTGATACAGACCAACAAGGTAAATTTGCCGGGTTTACTAATGAAGCAACTTTCGCGGCAAACTTTACTCCGGAAATGGGTGTATTAACTCACGATACTTTATTAGATTATCAAAACTTCCAATCATCAGGAATGGTAATCAAAAAATCAAAATTTGTTGATTATGGATTAATCAAACCTTCGTTTAAATTAACGTTTGGGTATGAATTATTTTTACGATTAACACATAATTCAATTAACATTATGTCTATCCCAAGAATTGGTTATAAACATACTAATTTAAGAGATGGGTCAATCTTTTGGAATTACAAAAATGGTAGAGATGTCTTAACTCCGGAAGAAGTTAAATTTTGGATTGAGTCCGCAAAAAAAGAATATTTTTTCATTAATGACAGAGCGATAAAATTTGAATCTCAAGAAGTTTAATGACTGAAAATATTAATTTAACAGGGGATACAAATGTTGAGTTAAAAAAGAAAGGTAGAAAACCAACCCAATTAAATTATTTTGATGTCCGAGAAGAAATGGCGGTAATAAGATTTTTAGAGTCCACGTCTTACGAAGAAAAAAATAAAATATACAATGAGTTTTTAAAAAAACCTTTAGACAAAATGATATCTTCAATCATACGAAGATACAAATTATATAGAAAAGACATGGATTTCACTGATATACATGTAGATACTCACTCGTTTTTAATGACAAAGATAGATAAGTTTAAACCTTCTAGAGAAAAGAAGGCTTATTCTTATTTTGGTACAATATGTAAAAACTATTTAATGGGTCAAATCATTAAAGACCAAAAAGAAACAAATAGAAAAATATCTTATGAAGATATTTCAACTAATTTGGAGAATAATGAAAATTTTTCCTATTACATAGAAAATGACGGACTAGATTCTGAAAAAGTAATTAAACACTTTTTAATTGAATTAGACAGATTCATTAAAGAAGAAAATTTATCAGAAAATGAAATTAAATTAGGACACGCACTTTACGACATTTTTGAAAATTATGACTCGATATTTATTGGTAACGATAATAACAAGTTTAATAAAAATATTATTTTATTGTCTTTAAGAGAAATGACCAATCTTTCAACTAAAGAAATTAGGGGTTCAATGAGAAAATACAAAAATATGTATTACTCATTGATTCAACAGATGGTTAATTAAAAAATAATAAATTAAATATTTATAATTATGGCAAGACCGACAAAAAAAGAAATTAATTTAAGTAAAGAATCAATGTTATCATTGATGCAGGAAATCTACAATGAACTTGTGGAACAAAGAAGTACTGCTATTAGAATTCAAAACAAAATGTTAACAATGATGAAAGGTCCTGAAGATATGACTTTAATTGGTCCGGTGATTGAAAAACAACAAAAAATTATTAATGATTGTGTTGAAAAAAAATTAACCCTATCTAAACTACAATCAAGTATGTGGGAAAAAACAAACAACAATGATGATGGTGGAGGATTTTCTATTACTGATTTAGGAGTTGACGACGCAATGCTTAAAACTTTAATTGAGAAAGACGCGTCTAAATCAGAGGGTTCTTATAAAATGAAAAAATAATTTGTTATGGCGTCATTAGATTTAGGTGTTGATTATAAAAAAATACAAGACAAGGTTACTGCTACCAGAAATTATAATGAGTTAAAAACTCAATATGATGATACTAGAAAACAAGCCGGTGAAGCTTTTGAACAGAAAAAAGCCGCTGTTACAGGTCAACTTGGTAAAATCAAGGAACAAACTAAACGTTATCAAAAAGAAATAAAAAATCAATTTGAACAACTTTTAGATTTAGCAAACACTACCGGAGGAAAAGGGAGCGGTTCTCCAAGTTATATTAAAAGATTATTAATCACCGCTCTTAAAAATATTGAACCTAAACTTTCTCAAATAGCTTTAGAAGAATCAATAAACGCGGTTGGTTGTGACCAACAACAAGAATATAATGGTAGTTCTACATATTATATTAAAGTAAAATCAGTTGATTTATTAAATATTTTAACTTTAGACCCGAAAACTGAAGGTAAACCTTTATATGAAAAAGACCCAATATTAGTTCAGAATTATCCATTTTCAATGAATAAAGAATTATATCAATTGATTCAAACGGGTCAACCATATTCTGTGGATAATGGTCAAAATTACATAGGTCAATCAGGTCAAGATTTATTTGATATCCAATACGTTAATTTAAACGCAAACAATGAAACCGGTCCTTGGTTTAAAGTTACATTATCAGATAGAGTTAATGGTGTTAATAAAGTTGGGACATTTCTAGTTGATTATTATAAAACAATTAAAATTACCGAACCAACCAATATGATAGCGTCAATAATGGAATCGTTAAGTGGTGCAGTATCAATGAGTGTTGGTGCCGGTGTAGGTCAAGTTGAAGACCAAAGTAAATTTGATATATTAATTCAACGAATTCTTGGATTATGTTTTGATAATAGAAGTGAAATTGATGTTAGCGGTATTGCTAAAGTACCTGAACTTGATGGTGTTGACGAAACGTTTTTTGAATTTACTGATATTGATTTAAGAAAAATAGACCAAAGAGTAACTAATATTAAAAATAAAGTAATAGAATTAGAAGAGTGTGATAATATATTATTACCTGTTGATTATCCGGCAGTTATCGCTCAAATTAATAATTTAAATTTAATTGATAATAATAGTGACTTTATAAACGCTGCGGATAATTTAACTCAAGTATTAGCAGATAACCCTCAATGGGGTGCGGGTATTCAAACCAATGCTCAAGCGGCCCTAAATTTTAATTTTATTAAATTAATCGCTCAAGGTATTGCGGGAGCATTTTTAACACCTAAAATATTACTACCAATATACGTAATGTTAAAAGCTATAGGTCAAGAAACAACCGACGCAATAAAAGGATTTGTTGATTTTGTAAAACAATTTAAAAAATTCGCAATAAATTTTATTTCTAAAATAGGTGCATTATTTGTTCAAGAATTATTTGAATTAATTAAAAGAGATATTTTATTATTAATTCAAAGAGTTATAAGTGATATTGTTAAAGAAAAAATTGATAAAAGAATTTCAATGATTTTAAAACTTATTCAGTTATTGTTAATTGTTGCTTCTTTTATAAGTGATTGGAGGAAGTGTAAAAGTGTCGTTGATGAATTACTGGCCCTATTAGATTTAATAACAAGTAGTTTAGGTTTTGGTAGTCAAATCCCTTTACCATTATTATTCGCGTCACAACTATTAGACGGGTATTCCGAATCAAGAGCTTTTGTTGGGGCTATTGAAGAATTCCAAAAAAGCGGTATCCCAACGGGAGCATTACCTGATGGTAGTCCTAATTTAGATATTTTAGGTAAATTTGGACAAATGAAGGCTATGGCAAGAGAAGATTCCGATAATAATAAAGTTCAACTTGCTATCGGCCCATTAACTATAACTCCAGCCGGTTTAACAGTACCTTCGAGTGCTTTTGGTAAAAAATTATAATTATGAATAATATTGAGAAATCCGAAAAAACAAAAAATATAATTAAAGATTATAAAAATTCATCAAACAAAGATTTATCGTTTGCTATGGATTTTATTCAAGAAGATTTTAAGTTAACTAAAGAATCATTAATAAATTTAACACATCATTTAGATAAATTAGAATTAACTTATAATACAATATTAAAAGAGTATCAGTCAAGAACAAAGAAAAATGGTCAATAATCAAATAATTTTTCCCGGAATAGTACTTAACAATCAAGACCCTATGATGTTAGGGAGACTTCGTGTTATACCTGAAACTAAAAATTATCAAGATATTATTGCGTCAATTCCAGATTGGAATGAAGAAACTGACCCGTGGACATCAAGAGACCCTTTAATTTGTTTATCATTATTACCTTTTTACGTTAGTCAAGTACCTCTTAAAGATGAATATGTTCATATAATTTATTCTAATAAAGATTTCCCATTTACTAATCAATTTTATGTTCAAGGGCCTTTTTCATCTCCAATGATAAGTCCATTTGAGAATTATCAAGGGGCTAAAAAATTCTTAGCATCAGGTGATAGAATTGCTCAAGGTATCTCAATTAAAAACCAAGTAGGTGCTTATAGAAATCAAGGTAGTGTAGGAGTATTTCCTGAACCAGGTGACAATGCGTTGTTAGGTAGAGGAACTGCTGATGTGGTTGTTAAAGAAAATGAAGTATTAATAAGAGCCGGTAAAACTAAACGATTAGTAAAAGACCAACTACCTTTAGGTAATGTTAATAGAGCGTTTCTTCAATTATCTAATTTTACACAACAAAAAATAACTAAAGACCCTGAAGGTGTAACAAGATTAGTTGAACAGGTAAAAGTTGTTAAAAAAATGATTATATGGAACATTGATAATTTAGAAAATCTTCAAGGAGCGTTTAATGGTTCTGTTGGTTTATATAATGTGGTTCCAAGTGTTAGTGTAAATAGTGCAAATTTTAAATCAGATACTATTACACAGTTGTCCGTTGGAACAAATTATGGGTCACCATTAGAGGAAATTAAATTTAATCAAAAAACATTTGATGAAGCATCTAGTATAATTAATAACTTTGTACAAGGTGTGTTTAGTGGTTTTATAAATATATCAGGTTATACTGTTAATAACCCCCAAAATTTTGCGCCAAACGTAACATTCCCATTAGTCGTTACCCCTTCAAAATTAACATATACAACCGGTAATAAATTTTCACCTAACGACCTTGTTAGTGAAGTTGCGGAATATGTTAATTATGTAAGATTTTCTGATAAAATAACATTAGACCCTGCAAGTAAAAAATACAAAGGATGGTTTTTAGTTTGGGAAAACAAATCAGGTAAACCAATTCTTGGTCCACAAGCCGATTTAAAAGAAGAAATAGTTATACCAACAGAGTTTATTCCTTCAGATATTACTTATAGTATTATGGGGTCTCAACGTATGTATTTCTTATCACAAGATTCCGCAGGGCCTAAAGGAAAAATTAGTTTAAGTCAAACTTTATATGGAATACCTCAAGATAAATTTATTGGAGATGAAAATAGTATTCTTAATCAAACATACCCTGTTGTTAGAGGAGATGAATTAATGGCGTTACTTAGAAAAATATTTTCATTTGTTACAGGACACGTTCATCCGGTGGCCACAATGGCACCTGTTCCGGTCGCAGCGGGTAACGGACAAACAACCGCAGAAATCAATGCAATCCTTGCAGATGCAGAAAATACCATCTTAAATCAAAATATTAGAATTAATTGATATTTATATGTAAAACATATTCATGTCAATAATTAATTCATATTTCAGCAAGAACAATACCCTTATATCAAATAGCTTTACCAATACAGGTAGAAACCCTGTAATGGAACTATTTTATGGTAATGTTGCCACAACTCAATACCCAAATAACTATAGCCGTTTTATTTTTGATTTAGATTTAACTTTATTAAAACAACTAATTTTTAACGGAACTATAACTACAGGGTGTACAGATAATATGACGCATACTTTAAGAATGACAAATACGTCTACTTTTGATGCCGAACTATTAAACACACTCACGTCTCAAATGAGAATGAGAGCCACTTCATTTGATTTAATCTTATTTAGAATCCCTTATTTAAATAATAATCCGTCAACACCTCAACTTTGGGATGAAGGTGTTGGGTATGATTTTGCGGATTTAATTTATCAATATAGTGAATCAGATAAAAACTTTTCAAATAGACCATCAAATTGGTATCAAACAACAACTATTGGTGTTTGGCAACAACAGGGAATTTATAATAATAAAAATTTAGGTCCTGTTCCTTTTAGTGGAATTACCATTGTGGATACACAACATTTTGAATTTGGTAACGAAAATATTGCTTTCGATATGACGGCAGAAATTAATGGTGTATTAAATGGTTCAATACCAAATGTATCAGGGTGGGGAATTGCATATAAACCTCAAGTTGAAAATCTTACAGGTCTTACCGATAACTATGAAGTTCAATTTTTTACTCGTCATACTCAAACATTCTACGAACCATATCTTGAAACAAGTTACAATGATTTAATTGAAGACGATAGAAATCAATTTACTTTAGGTAAAGTTAACAAATTATATTTATACCTATTTGATAATGGTAACCCAATAAATTTAGATTACCCCCCAAATGTTGATATATTAGATATGATGGGTGATGTTATTCCGGGATTATCCGGATTAACAACGTGTCAAAGAACTAGAGGTGTTTATGAGGTTGTTATCCCACCTCTTATGGGATATCAAACTCCTTGTACATTTTCAGATAGATGGTACAACTTAAGTTATAACAACTTTCCACTTCCACAGGTATTAAATGATTTTACATTACAACCATTTAAAAATGCAATTCAAATTGGTGTTGTATCCGCAAACCCATTATTATACGGATTTGATTTTTACGGATTAAAACAAGATGAACAAATTGTAAATACGGATACTCGTAAAGTAGGTGTAATTATTAAACAAGCTTATACAACCCAAAATTTATTATTAAACGTGGATGCGTCATATAGAATTTATGTTAAAGAGGGGACAACTGAAGTACAAGTTCAAGGGTGGACAAAAATTAATAGAACACCTAACGAATACTATTTTATATTTGATAGTAGAGACAAAATACCAAATGAATATTTCATTGATATACAAGTAATTAGTAGCGGTGAAATAAACACATATAAACGACAAATTAAATTTCAAGTGGTAAATACAAAATATTTACAATTATAAGATATTTATAAATAAAAAAAATTATGGGATATAATGTTAATGTAACCGCAACAACTTGTGAAGGAATATCACAATTAATTATTTTACCGGGTGATGTAGAATTTGACGAAAGTAAAATTTATCAATTACCTACCGGACAATGTGTATCGTTAACTTCAGGAGATACTGTTGGATTTTACGCAAATTCAATGATAATTGCGGGGCCATTTGACACCTGTGACGAATGTGCTGAACCAACTATAGCTAATGATGGTGGTAATGGTGGATTAGTTTGTCAAGATAATTGTAGTGGAGGAACATTTACTATTGTCCCACCACACCCTGTTTATACTAATGGACAAAATCAAGCTATCGTACAATTAAACGCAATCACAATTGGTGGTAATGGATTAAACTCATAATAATATGAAAAGAGTAGTTAAATTATCAGAATCTAAATTAACTGAATTAGTTAAACGAATTATGTCTGAACAAGATAGTGAAAGATATATGTTTTTTAGTAATTTAGAACAAATTCATAGACAAACAGGTTTATTATTAGAATTAAATAAAAACACTGTTGAAGGTATTTTAGATGGTGGACACGATTGGGCTCAAGACCACGTATCAACCGCAAAAGAAAGCCTTGACCAAGTTTTTGATTTTATGATGAATGAAACTAAAAATGAAGACAATATAACTGTTTTAGAACAAGATTATTCTTCAGACACTGAAAGACCTACAAGTGACAGAGAACGTCAAGTAAAGTCCTTATTTGGTGATAAATATGGACAGTATATTCCTAACGATGTTATTAGATATATAAGAAAGAGTCCTGCTCAATTCATTAAGAAAATCTATCAAATGTACGGAGACAAGGTTTATGATTATCTTGATAAAGCAAAAAGTCAAAGTAATGATGAGGTAGTTTCTGAAGGTAAAAAGAAACCCGGTACTAAATTATGTGCTCGTGGTAAAGCGGCTGCTAAATCAAAATTTAAAGTTTATCCTTCAGCTTATTCAAACGGCTTTGCGGTTCAAGTTTGTAAAGGAACTAAAGCAGGGTTAGACGGTCAAAAGAGGTGTTCATCACCATATTGTTAAAAATAAAAAACCCCCATTAATTGGGGGTTTTATTTTATAAATAATATTTCTTATTATTTTTGGTTATTTAAAAAATTTGTGTATCTTTGTCGTGTTAAAATTATTAAGATGATAAAATACATAAAACGAAAATTAAAACGTAGAGCAGTTAGAAAAAAATTATTGCAGTTCCAAATAATTTATGATGTTGTTGACGCGGGTAAGTTAGCAGACATGAACGATTGTATGTTTATTTTTCGTAATACATTAAAACATCCAAGTTCTATCTATGAAATTGCTCCACTATCTTCACATAGAATTATCGAAAATAAAAAATTGGGAGTGTTTGTAGTATTAGATGATAAAAAAATAACAATCATTAATCACGTTTGTTATTATAGTAATATTTCCATGACCGATAGAGATTGGAATAAAATGGTTAGAATGTTCGATAATAGAGTTCAAGAAAATCGTATGAGAAGAATTGAACAAATGAAATCTCAAGTAGAACATTCATTATCAAAGTTAAAGAATAAAATCTTACTTAAATCAAAAACCCCTACTATCGAGTAAGGGGTTTTTTAAATTCTTCTTTTAATACCTTTTTAATTATATTTCTTAATGATTCATTTTTTGAAGGGGTTTTTAGTCCATTTGGGACAACATCTTCTATAAGGGTGTCTTTGGTTATCTCAACCCATTCATTAACCGTATTTACATCGTATGTATCAATGTGGTATGTACCATCCACACCTTTTTCCCACATACCAACAACGGTGTCTCTATTACCTTTTAATGTTTTACTTTTACTCTTATTATTAAATTCAGATTCAAGGGTATTTACAAATGGGTCTAATTCAGATTTAATCCATTTTCTCAAACCTAATTCAATAGGACCATTGTATTCTCCGGCACTAACGGTCGTTGTATTTTCATCAATAGGAACAATTTTCTTACCTTTACCAGGAGTTTGATTTAATACCCCACCTTCTTCATCATTCTGCTCCGGATGTTTTTTTACGTATTTGGCAATTTTTCTTGATTCTTTCTCTATTTTAGATATTTTAGATTTTGGAGTACTCATCTCACCATCATAACTATCAAACGCTAATTCAGCACTATCATATTTTGATGTAGGTACAGTAAATGGTTGTAGTTGCTCTTTATTGAACAATCTAACTCCCGGGCTCAAAGGAACTCTTACTTGTCCCGAGCCACGATGACCGGTTGCCTCTTTAATTTGATTTTTGTTATTTTTATTCATATACTTATAAATATACAAAATTTTAATTATGGAACAACAACAAGAACTATTCGGAAAATTATTTAATACAATCCCATTGTACAACGAAGACCATTTAGATGTCCTACTATCAACAATGGATAAAGAACAATCAATCTATATCCTAACACAAGCAGTTAGTTTTGCATTTCATTCAGGGATATTTTCATTGGGGGAATCTGAAATCATCTCAAAATCAATTAGAACTTTAAATAAAGTTGAAAAAAATGTTGTAGAGTAAAAAATAATAATTACATTTGTAAAAAATATTTATATTATGAAAAAATTATTAATTATCTTGTTATTATTAGTTAGTGGTTTGTCGTTTTCTCAAGAAAAGAAAAAAGTTTCAACCAAAAAAATAGACCAAACCGTTACTCAAAAAATGGACTCCTTATCTAAAGTTTATAAAGTAAAAGTTATTGGCTCATATAAAATAACCCATAACGATGTTTATGTTGAAGGAATTGTTTATGAAGACAAATCAGGAAATGTCCACGATAAAGAAACTAAAAGAATTAAAATTAATTAAAAAAGGGTGATTAAATACAACCTCCCTCTATTTTAAATCCTGTTGACCCCATTCCAGGACCCCCAATAGGTGCATAAACAAAAAATAAATTATTACCTTTACTAGTATCATATACTAATTCATATGGTGTAGTTCTTTTTTCATAAAGTACGAACTCTCTAACACCATTATTATATTGCTCTAATAAATTAACGAATCCTAAAGAAACTTCACCAGTACCTGTATTAGCTTGTAATATTGACTTTAATTTTTTCAAATCATTTTTGTTAATTAAATCTAATGAAATATTTTTTAATTTTTCGTTTTTAAAAATCAATGAAACTAATTCATCTATTGATGAAACATTTTTAGTAATTATTTTACTACCACTAACTGCAGGGGATTTTTGGTTATATATTTTAGTTAAACTATCAACCCACGCAGGTATATAATTTATTATATCATCCAAATATAATTCTGTAGATACATATCCGGTGTCTAATGTTATTTGTTTTTGAGTATCAGTAACAATTAATCTATCAGGCATTGTTCCCGTATCAAAACTCAATTTACCTTTATCATTTAAGTCATTTTGATATTTTGAAGGTAAAATTGCAATATAATTATTCGATTTAGAACCTTGAACTCCTTCATAGTCAATGTTAAAGTTACACTTCTCAGTAGATTTTTCTGCGGATAAATTTAAAGTTACATATTGATATTTTGTATAGTCAGGGTGTTTAGAACCTTTGGTTTCATCCCACTCAGGACCTTGAGCTCCTAAATTATTAATTTTAATAGATATTTTATCACCTAATTTTGATTTTATATATTTTTCAACTTCCGAAGCTCTTAATTTGGATAAATCTCCTGAGTTTAACCCTACACCTTCATTTGGAACTTTCGATTCTGATGAATTAATCACGATAGTGTTAAATGAACCTTTACCGGATTTTAAATAATCATTAATTTGTTTTATTGCATTATCAATTTCAGTAGTATTATTTAACTCATATTCACCACTAGGAAACGAATTTGAAATATTAAATTTTATAGGTTCTGTAATATCTTCTTTAATTAAATAAAGTTTTTTAGTAGCACTTTCATGAAGTCCTAAAATTCTATTTTTTTCTTCACTTGAAATTTCAAATAAATTTTTCATAATTTTTCTTTTAATATAAATATAAGATAAAAAAAAAGAGGACAAATATTTGTCCTCTTTTTGGTATATCATAAGATATTGATTATCTCAATTCTCTTAAGTCAAATGTTCTAACACCATCAACGGTAATTCTTCCGTAAAAACGGTTATTTACCATCTTTTTCGCGTAACGAGTCATTATACCTTTAATCGGTGTAAAGTTGAATGGGTTGTACATTGTAGGTGTTAATTGTAATGGTACATACGGAGCGTAAATGTATCCTGTGTCTAACAATGATGTTCCTTTGTGTCCAATTAACACTTGGTTAGCTGGGAAGTAAGGGTCACGGTAAACTTGGTAACGACCTGCTAATGTACCTACTCTTTCAATACCCATGTTGTATTGGTCTTGCTCAGGAGACGCATTAGATACGTGGAAGTACTCTAAATCATCAAAGATAGCTGAAACTTCAGAAGAAACAACAATCCAGTTTGCTCCACCTCTTAATGTAGATTTGTGGATTTGTGCAGACAATTGGTTGATTGCTGTAATTAATGTTTGGTTCCAATCTTTTTGAGTATAAGAAGTTGTTTGAGAAATTCTTCTCCAACCATTGTAATCCCAACGTAAGTTCCATGCTGCACCTTTACGTAAATCTCTTAAGATTTCACGGTCGATTTCAGCCGCAACTTGTTCAGATAATAAAGCTGTTAATTCAGCTTCAGCATCGATGTTGTGGAAAGCCGCAACGTCTTGAGCTAACTCAGGAGACCATTGTGCTCTTAATTTTCTTTCTGTAACAGATACAGTAACTGAATCTAAATCGAAAGAAACCTCACCGATTTTATCTTCAAATTCTAACTCTTCGTAACGTCTGAAAGCCGCTGCGAATGAAGTTCCTGATACCGCAGTTTCGATAGTAGTACCTGTGTAACCATCTAAAGATGTAGAATCACAATCAGCACATACCGGACAAGATAAATCAACTTCTAACCAAATACATCCATCAGCGTCACAAACATTTTTGAATGAACCACCGTTACCTGTATTAGATGCTGTACCCGCTGGGTTACCTGAAGGGAAGTAAGTTTGAGTAGTATTACCATATTTCACAATACCTCTACCATAGATTTGAGTCACAACTCTAAATAATAAAGAACCTGTACTAACTGTACATGGTGAAGTTGAAGAAACAGTTAAACCATTTCCTGTGTAAACGATTAAGTCAGATAAGAATGATTCAGTATCCATTTCGTTACCATCAGGTCCGATTAATTTTCCTGCACCTGTATCAGCAAAACCACACATTTTAATGATAACTTTTCTTGTGTTACCTGAAGCAATAACTGCTGCTCCATCAGTTGTTCCTGAAATGTTAGCATCAACTAAAACTCCACCTGTCCATTTTTGGATAGTTGTAGTAGCAGTGATTGCTGACCAACGACCTTTAGAATAATCAAATAATCCTGGAGGGTCTAATTGAGCCTCATTTCCTTCATAGAATAAATCATAAAGATTTTTTTCGTATACAGGGTTATAAGTTCCTGAACCTGTAGTGTAACCTGCATTTGGATTACCACCTGTACCGTTAGGTGAAGGTAATGTACCATCATTGTAGTTACCCGGAGCTCCAACAGGTGCATAGTGCTCACCTGAATATTGTCCTGCAATACCATCTTTATATCCTTGGATTTTTGGTACAAAGTAGAATAATTTACCGATTGGTAAGTTCATAGCTTGTACAGAAACGATGTCATTCGCTAATAATTTAGAGAATACTCTTCTTACGATAGGAAATACAACAGTTTCGAATGAACCTGAAGACCCGTCAGAAGTTGCTTCGTTTATTAAGAAAGACGCTTGGTTCTCATATAACTGAGCTACGTTTTCTCTTAAGTGACCTTTAAGACCTTCTAGAAATCCTAATTTGTCCCATTTATTAATTGTGTCCTCTTTAATAACTTTAAGGTGTTTTAACCCGATGTTACCAACTAGACCTGATTCTAATAATGCTCCCATTTTTTTGGTTTTTATTAATTTTTTAGTTTATTTTTATTTTAATTTTGACATTAAATCTTTCATTCTCAAGAACTGTGGATTCTCATATGTTTTAGATTCAATTAAGTTAACTGCCGACCCTGTTGAAGGTGCTTTAGCAATTGTTCTTTCTAATGATTCATTCATAGGTTGAGATGCAGTCCCTGTAAGTTCATCTTTAATGACTTTGTATAAGTTTTTAGATTCTTTAATGTTTTCAACACCGTCAAATCTTCTTAAGATATTTATTTTTTCTTGTTTTGATGTTGAATGTTCTGTGAACAAACGAGTAGCGTAAGCTAAGTTTGAATTAAACACTGCAACCTCATTCAATTTATTTCTAAATACGTTAAGAGCTTTTCTGTATTCTTCATTCTTTTCTCTTAAAACTTTTAATTCACTTGTGTTTTGGTTCTCTTTAATTGCGGTATTAAAAGATGAGTGAGCTCTTGGTTTTGGTAACCCACCTCTTCTGAAATTACTTCCATTACCTAATGTACGAGAAGCCTCTTTAGGTTCAACTTTTTTAGTTGTATTAGCAATTTTAGTTGTTTGCTCTTTTGTTTCTGTTTTTTTAACAGATTTCATTTTTCCTTCAAGATTTTCACCTTCTTTATATTCAAATTTAGCTTTACCTGTTCCCATTGTTGGATTAACTGATTTTTTCACAGTTTTAAATCCACCATTTTGGTTTGGTTTTGCATCATATTTAAATTTACTAGGATTACCCATTCCGGTTCCTTTTGGTTTTACAGACATTTTAGATTCCATCATTGTGTCATCATCCATATCCATATCGTCTTGTTCTTCTATTTCCATGTCCATGTCGTCTTGCTCTTCTAACTCTGAATCATCTTCGTCATCAAAAGAAATTTCATAAACGATTTCTTCATCGTCCATATCTTCTTCTTCGTCAAACATCATTTCATCACTTTCTCCAAATTCAGAATCTTCGTCGTCATTATCAAATACTCTAGAGATAATATCTTCGATACCTTCAGAATCCATGTCCTCTTCTTCGTCATCGAAGTCCATATCTTCTTCTTCGTCGTCAAATTCTTCGAACATTTCTAATTCATCTTCACCTTCACCAACAATCATATATTCTTTGTTGTTCTCTTCGTCTTTTAAACTGATGTTACCAGAATCATCTTTAGTAACAACAATATTATCTTCAGGTCCCATCAATTGGAATACACGTAAGATTTCTTCATCATCTTCTACGTCAGTAAGGTCTATGGTGTCTTCATCATCCATATCCATATCCATATTATCGGTATCCATGTCATCTTCCATATCCATATCAACATCTACGTCGTCCATTTCTGTATCGTCCATATCTGTATCCATATCCATGTCATCCATGTCAACCTCAGTGTCAATCTCCTCATCATCTTGTTCTGTAAGAGATTCTTTTACTAGTTCTTTGATTTCTTGCGACATTGTCGAAGCAAGTATTCCTTTTGCATTTTCCGCTACCGCCTCTTCCAAATTTTTCATTTGGATGATAGCTTCTTCAACTAAAGATTTTTCTTTTGCCATTTGTGTTTAAGTTATTTTAATATATAAATATCTCCCATTATCAAAAAAGCATTATTTTTGCTAATTTGATAATGAGTTTTTTATATTAATAAATATTACCAAAAAAATAAAAGCATAAAAAAAGGAGACATTTCTGTCTCCTTAATTAATTATTGAATATAAATTCTTATTCTATCACTTCATCAATTTTACTTTCAACAATTGCTGTGATTCTCCATTCCATTGTATAATGCTCAAATACTTTTGTTACTTTAGCCTCTACGTCAGTTGGGTTGTAACCACTCACTAATTTTTCTTCTCTTAATTTTTTAATCTTACCTGATGCCTCATCAACTGAGTCCAATGTAATTTTTGCAATGAAATACTTTTCGTCCATAATTTTTTCTATTTAGTTTAATATCCTAAATAATCGTTTAATTTTTTCATTAAGTCAAGTGATTTATTTCCTGAATCACCAACATGTCTTTCAATACTCATTTTTTTCTCTTCTTCTAAGTTCTCGTCATACAGATGTTTGTCATCTTTATTTAAGAATAGATACGCTCCCGGAGTTGAAGGTGAGGACACCAAGTCAAAACAAATTAATTCAAAATCGTCTTGTACTTCATTTTGTTCACCAATCTTTTTAAGAGAACCTACACCTCTTGACGATATACCTAAAGTAACACCTTGTCTTAAGTAATTTGCTGCCAAATCTCCTTTGGTTGAACAAATACCTCTTTCGTGGTATCCCGGTGATGTCAATAATTTAATCTTTCCCATTAGGACATTACCTTCCCACCATACTTCGGTGATTGCGTGAGAAACTCTATCTAAATCAATTAAAGATGATTCCGGGTGATTTAACTCTGAAAGAGCTGTACCCTTTTTAATCATTTTTTTATAATTATCAGCTTCTCTTTTTAATATACGTTCAGGGTATAATCGACCATTTCTATTTGGTGTATCATATTTTTGTAATACAGCATAAAATTCAAATGGTTTTGAGTGGTCTAACATTTCATTAGATTCTCTTATTAATGTTTCGTTACGATTATCCTTTGGATTAATATATCCGGCATCGTATTCAACTAATATACCTTTTCCTGATTCGTTCGGTTGTAATATTCTTAAACTCATTTTAAATGTTTTAATAATAAATATTAAACATTTTCGGTTTGTAACGTATCTTTAACGGATTTGATTTTTTTAGTTAGATAAAACTTAAAATAATTGTTGTCATAAAAGTTATCGTTGTAGATTTTATTTGTAATTTTTAATAATGTATCTTTAATTTGTTTTGATTTAAAATCGAGGTTTTCTTCTATAACATAGAAATTAACTTCTAAATTCATAAATGATTTTTTACCCAAATTTAATCCACTTGACCTTAAATCTAAATCTACAATAAATTTTGTATCAAAAATTTTATTATTTAACGACTCGTAAACCGAGTGTTTAATACCCCTACTTAAATTTAAAACTGTTCTCGACCAATTATCGGATTCATAGATTGGTTCAACCCATGTTTGTACGTTTAAGTAAAGTGATTTCAAGTTTACAGAATCAACTGTCCCATAAACAACTTTCGCGGTTTTGAAACCTGTTAGTTGAGAGGTTTTCCCCTTTTTCATTAATTTTCATATTTTTCCTTTTATTTTTAAAAAAGATAGGTAAAATAAGGGGTCAGGTCAAATTTTTTGTTATTTTGATATATATGTTATATATGTTAATAGTTAAATTAGATAAAAATACACCAATAGAGAAAGCACTGAAACTCTATAAAAGTAAAGTTATCAAGACACGTCAAAGTTCTGAACTTAATAAGCGAAAAGAATTTATCAAACCTTCCGTAAAAAAAAGAAACGTGTTAGCTAAGGCTAAACACGTTCAATTAAAATATTATTCGGATAACGATTAAAGATTCTCGTTTAAACTTTTAAGTTTAAAATACGTTAATTTGTCGTACTTCTCTGATAACACTTTTGTAAGTGTTTCATCAATTCTAGTTTTCACTGAATTATCTTCGGACGAATTCTTCATTGCTTTTAATTTATCAACTACATTTTCTTTAAGGGTGTTATATTTCACGGATAATTCACCATCATCTTCAGATAACAATTTAACTATTTCAGCTTTGTCAGATTCACTTAAAGTATCAATATAATTCTTAATAGTTTTATTTGCAACACTAACCATAGTTGATAATGGAAGTTCAATACCTTTGGATTCTGTAATTGGAAGTTTTTTCAAATTCTCAATAATTAAATTTTTACTTTTAATTCTTGATTCAATGGTTAAAACATCTGTTGAAAATAAGTTATCGATATTTTCGTATGAGTTATTAGATTTAGTATTTCTAACCCACATATTTAATTTTTTCAAATCTGCCGGTAAAATTTTATTCACAGCATTTTCATATAGAGTAATACATTCGTGGATGTATTCTCTTGAATATGATTCACTCAAACCTTTTTTAGAGTTTAACTCATCATACATATAGAAAATCTTACTAACATTTTTATTCTCTAATACAAGTTTTTTAAATGTTTTTAATTCGTCTTTAAATGTGTCGTTTTTATACGACTCAAGTAATACGTTTTCTATCTTCGATTTTAATATACCAAACTTTGTCATTTTCTTTTTTAATTATAAATATCAATCATTTAAGATTTTATCCAATTCTTTTTCCATATCACCTAAAGAATTTCTTGCTCGAGATAAATCAATGTAAGAATCGTCTTCAGTTAGATTACCACTTTCCAATAAGATATTCAAATTATCTCGTTTGACTGATTCAGGAGTTATTTCAGCTTCACCACCCGGTGCCGGTGCTCCACCCGGTTCAGGTGCTCCACCCGGTTCAGGTTCTCCACCTAAGTCAAGTCCTCCACCTAAGTCAGATTCAAGACCTCCTCCACCTCCTCCACCAGGTGGTGGGGCAGGAGCAGCCGCTCCAACGGCCGTAGTTCCGGATTTACTCGCGTATAATTTATCTATAGTATCAAATACACCCGTATGAGTAATTATGGTTGCGGTATTAGTTAATTCCGCACCAACCGCTTTTTCAATACGTTGTTGTTGTAAATCTAATTTAATTTCTTCATCAGAGAATCCTAATACGTGTTTCTTAGCCCATGTAACAGATACCGGAGCGATACCTTCGATAGCCGCAACAGCATCTTTATACAATAAAATTTTCTCTTTCCAAATATCAATTTTTAATAAATCTGCTTGAGATGATGGGTTTGTAAGAGCCAATGTAAAGTTTGACAATTCATCCTCAAATCCTAATAAGAATAAATGAATAATTGCAACTTTATTTAATTCGGCAATCATAGATTTTTGAATTCTATTAATTGTTCTTGCGAAACGAATATCCATTAAAGATAAATTTTTACCATCACCCGTTACTTCCTCAAAACCTAAAAACGCTTTAGGAACACGAAGTGCTGTTAATAATTTCTTTTGGATATATTCAATATCGGCAATCTCCGCCAAATTTTGTGCTCCCGGTAAGGTATCAATTGGACTTGGTGCCGCAGGGTCACGAACAGGAATAAAGTAATCTTGGTCAACAGCCATTTGATTAAATCTCATATCTACATTCCCTGTTTGAGAATCAACCACTTGACTTCTTTTAAATTTGTTAGCCACACGTTGTACATATGGTTCAACATCTTTATCGTCCATATTACCAACATAAACTTTAAATACACGTCTTTCAGGAGCTCTTGAAGTTCTATAAATCAACATCGCATCTTCTGAAAGTAATAATTGTTTCCAAATACGTCTCGCTTTCTCCAACATAGAAGTACCATAAGGAAGTTTTCTATCATCACCTAATAATCTAAAATGGGCAATCTCCCATGAATTGAATTCCATGTCTTTAATTTTCCATTTGAAACGTAATCCTTTACTATCCGCAGGTTCTTCAACATTTGCTGATTTCGCAGCCATACCTCTCTCCAAACGTTCTATTTCAATGTTTGGTAATTGCATACACCCAACAATGCCTTTTTCCGCATCCAATTTTAGATACACGAAGTTATCTCCATATTTACAAGTATTTCTTGTCCACATAGGTAAATTAGTATTTAAATCTAATACGTTGTTAAATAAGTCAGTTAAGATTCCTTTAATTCTTTTTGATTCAGAATAAATCTGTAACATATATCCATTTTGGTCAACAGTTGTTGATTCTTCACCATAGATATCCAAAGCGGCAGAAATTTCAGGAGTATACTCCATCGATTCATAATCATAAAATGAAGCTAAACGAGTTGGTTCATAATATACCGCTTGAGTATATAAATTACTTTCAATTTTAGTCCATTGATTGGCTAGATAATAAGTTTGTTGTGCCTGTAATTTTTCTCTCTCGTATTCGGCTTTAGACGTGGTTTTTAATAATTCCTTCTTATCTAACTGATATACGGGATAATCTTGATTCAATAACGAATTTGGTCCAAATGCTTTGGATAACCTTTGCCAAACTGTTAAATCATTATTTTGATTGTTTTCCATATGAAAAATTTAAATATTTTTTTATTTTAATAAATAGTTTAGATTAACCAAATATCATCATGGGATTGTTGGTGTGGGGGTTGGCGTTGGATAATTAACCGGTGGTACAGGTATTGGGAACGGGTCACAATCAACAATTAAGTTATCACCATTTTCTGCTATAATACGGATAAAGTCCTCAGTCGCTAAGTAACAAATCTCAACAATTGGTGAAGGTGTCATTGTAGGTGTTGGCGTAGGTGTTGGCGTACCCGTTGGTGGTGGTGTAGGTGTTGGAGTAGGTGTTGGTTCTGCCGTTGGTGTTGGTGGAAGAGCTCCACTAAATGTGTCAATAGTTCTAGGTCTATTAAAATCAGGTTCAAATACTTTAACACTTAAAATATCTTGACCAGGAACAACCATTCTAGACCCTGCGAAAATTTTACCTGATTTTTTTCGATTTACAAAACCACCTGATTTACCGACACCCAAATTAAGAGTTGCATTAGCATACAAATCTGCATTTGCATCAAATGTTATACTATTATTTAAAGTAGAAGTTTTTCTATCGGTAATACCCATTTATGTTTATTTGATAAATATTATCTTGTACCAAATAACCAGCCATATTTCATATAATCGTCTCGACTTATATTTCCATTACTAAATTGACCAATTCTTTCTCGAGTATTTGGTATTACGGGGTTAAACGCTAATGATTCACTTACATTGTCATTATTAGTGACCGCCCAAGAATCAATCATCGCTTTAGTATGTTCAGTAACTTTAGTTAATTTACTAAACGATGATTCAGCAACGTAGGTTGCCATCGCAATAGACATGATTAAATCGTCGTGATGACCTTTTTGGTGGTCAGGTCTACCATTCATATAAATAAATGTATTCATTTCATTATACAAACGAGAACTATAAATTCTAAATCCATGTCTCATTACTTCTTCAAACGAAGCAATAATTTGAACTCTTTTATTATTAAAGTTTATTCCCGGAATTTTCTCCGCAGCTTTTGGGTCGTATTTCCATTTGTTTGCCGTGTCAACACCATCAACATATAAATCTTTATAATTCATTTCTTGAAGTTTTCTTGATGTTGAAACACCCATACCTCCAGTGATATCTATTACCACAAAACAAGAATAGTTTGTCGCCCATTTGTGACAAATTTCCGCCATAGTGTCCGGAGGTAATTTACCCACATACTCAGCGACTTGTTCTTGAGTATCAAAATCGACAATTTGGAATGAACTAAAATCTTCAGAATCCCCACGAGAAACGTCGACACCCATAATGTATTTATGTCCAATCACAGGTTCTTTCCAAATCCAAAGAGCATTCCCCATTAACTTTGATATAGGTTCAAGAATCATATTTTCACGAATCTTTTGCATCATAAGAGAATCAAATACGTTATCCCCCGAACCTAAGAAGTTACATTCTAACTCTTGGGATACTTTACGTTTATCGTATTTTAATTTCTTAACCATCGCCTCAAACCAAGATGAACAAGGTTTATACCCGGCATCCATAATAATTCTTAACTCTTTATAATTTCTATTTTCATAAGGTATTTTAGACCAATCAAGAAATTCATCTGGTTTATAATCTTCTTTATTCAATAGGAAATGAATTATATCATCAGTTTTTACCAAGAATAAATCTTTAGTATAACGTGGGTCACGATACCAAAACATCTCGGTAATTTTGAAGTCATTCATATTACGTAATGCTTGGTCATATATTTCGTAGTAAATTGGGTCGTATCCGTTTGGAGTTGAAACAACAATTACTTTACCCCCCGTAGATAGGGACGCCATACAAGCAGCCCAAAAGTCACTGTCAGCTTCGATAAACGCCGCCTCGTCAAATACAAGTATTGTTGGTGTAAACCCACGCAAGGCATCTTTCGATGTCGCAACGGCTTTAACCTCACAACCATTTGTTAATTTATAATGTTTTTGGGAATTTTTTGCTTTATCAAAATCTACACCTGTCCAAGACGGCCATTGAGCAACGAACGCTTTTATTTTATTAGCCATCTCCAGTGAAGTATCCAACTTATTGGCGATAATCAATATTTTTTCGGGGGTTTCTTTTCTTGCGAATACTAACTTTCGTGACATCCAAGCCGCGGTAACTGTTGATACCCCGGCCTGTCTGTACTTTAATGCAATGTTTTCATTGTATTCTTCGTAATCTTCTAATAAAGATAATTGGTCAGGAAAAAGTTCTAATGGAACATATTTTTTAACCGTATTATCATATGTTTCTAAATACGTTCTAAGTGCGTATTCAACATCTCGATTACATTTTACGTATTCAATTAATACTTGTTCTTTTGTTAAATTTGACATAAGTCGGTTTGGTTTTTAGAACCCAAGTGCCGACAAATCAAAATCATCCAAGTCGTCGTCACCGTAGTCGTCATCATCATTATCGTCACCCATTTTTTCATCATACTCATCTTTTTTCAAATCATTAACGATTTCGTCAACCATTCTTTGAATAAATTGAGCACCTTGTGGGTTTCCTTCTAATATTAGTTTAGCTACTCTTAAAAACTCTTGTGCTGATAGTTTCGAGAATCTCACAAATAAATAATGTTGGATGTGTTTCATATCATCATCAAACAATTTATCAGGATACGCCTCTAAAAATTTTTCCCAAAATATTGGACCTAATCTAGAATCCCATATTTCGGCAGGTAATGTATCTTCCGCCCCTAAAACCATTTCGGCTTGTTTTGGGTCATCAGGTAAACCATGTGTTCCAAATACTTCATAAACACCTTTCACTAATTCGTGAACTAATAATGGAAACGTCATAGCTCTTGCCTTAACTGTTGGTGGGTCTGTTTCATCATCCACTTCACTTTGACCCATTTGTCCACCACCTGAACCTGCCATACCTTCCATATCCGGGTATAACCAATATAAGTGTTCCATAAGGGCTTGTGTAACACCATAATGATTAAGTAAGTTAGGGTCTAATCTACTTAATTCATCACTAACTAACACATACATATGACCACCTTTAAAAGCCGCTCCTTGTATTAACGAGTTAATTAATCTTCTTTTTGATTTTTCTAAATTAAATTTTTCAAATTCATCAGCAAAATCCTCTAATTCTTCAGAATGGTCTTCCGCCTTTTTAAATGCGTCTTTAACTTCTTCATCACTAGGTTGTTGAGGTTCTGTCTGCATTCCTTGAGCCGCAGCCATAGGTCCGTGAACTAATTGAGCATCGAATTGTAATGACCCTTCAGGAATACCAAGTTCTTTAACAACTAAATTAACTGCTAATCTTTCAAGATATTCTTTATTTTGAGATTCAACCTGTACAATTCTTTGCAAACCATTCATTACTGTCGACATTAGACCCATCATTGGATTGTTTCCTTGAATTGCGGTAGTATCCCCCAAATATCTTCTTACTTTGTCTACAGAATCCTTAAAACGTTTAGAGGAGATTACTTCAATATAATCTTTATCACCATCTTTTGGTAAAGCTGGATTTTGATTAAATGGAGTTTGTTTTGAAGTAATTTTTCTTTCGATACCCGGTTCCATTCTTTCAGGACCTTCATAATCAATTGGTGCTTCAACTAAACTACTTTTAATTTCTTTAAGTAATGAACGTTCATTTTTAGTAATTGTACCTTCAGATAATTTTCTTTCTAATTTTGTTTTAGCTTTTAAAATCTCTTCTATTTTTATATTTAAACTCATGATTAATCAATTTTAAGACCTATACTATCAAACGATAACCAAGTAGGTAATTCTTTTTTAATAGCTTTAGGTGCCGGTTTAGCACCCGGTTTAGGTTTGTAAGGAGAATCTGTTCCCGGTCTTGTACCTGGTTTAACTTTTGGTTTTACAGGCGCCGTTTTAGTATCTTCGTCAATTTCTTTTTTAGCTTTAGGAGCTGGTTTAACACCCGGTTTAGGTTTGTATGGTGAATCTGTTCCCGGTTTTGTCCCCGGTTTAACTTTTGGTTTTGCCGGAGCAGTTTTTGTGTCCTCACCAATTAAACTTAAAAAATCTTTTTTAGACATTTTAGGTGTTATATGTTTTTCAACTAATCTCATAATTTGTTTTTCTATTTCGTTTTCACCAATATTAACACTTGGAGATATTTTAGTCAAATTATTTTTCATTCCACCTGCCAATGCCGCACCTACTTTTTTAGTATAATCGTCAAAACTAAAATTTTCTTTTGGTTCTTTTTTCTTTTCAGGTAATTTATTAAATTTGGTATCTTTAGCAAACTCATCAGCCATTCTACACCACTTATCTCTAATTTTTTTAGATTGTGTTTTATCATTACATCTTGCAAAGAAATATTTTTGTTGACTTTTAGATTCAAATTTTTCTTGAAGTTGGTTATCCGAATCATCATCCATTCCATCAGGTCCTTGTACTTGTACAGGGTCTTGACTTACTTCACCTTTATCTTCGTCATCTTTATCTACTTCAGTATCTTCACCTAAATCTTTTTGTTCATTAGGTATCGCAGTTATACTACCATCAGTATTTTTATTAATATTATAACCTTTAGGCGCCGCAGGTAAGTTACCACCTTTTTCACCAATTTTATACCCTTTTTTGGCAGGTTCTGTTACAGCACTAACTTGTTCTTGTAATCTATTGAATAATGCGTTAATTTGTTTATCCGACAAATATTGTAATGTTGAAGCTTTAAATCCTTCTTTAATAAGTTTCAATTTTTTTTGATTAGTGTTCATATACAACTTTTTTTTCAAATTCTAAAACGATGTCTCGTTCATATAATTTATTTTTTACTGATTCTTCTGTTTCACCAAACGAAAATACTAATCTAGTTTGTCTATCAAAATCAACGTCATCACTTTCATTTTCATACCCCAAAGCAATTATCCCATCCATAGAATCAATCATCGAAAAATAATCAGAGTTTTGAATTACTGACATGGTTATCATATCATTCTTCAAAACTCCTACTTTTTTTATGTGTTCTAAATCAGGTGGGAGTGGGTATCTGTTGGATGGTTTAGCATCCCAGTTTTCACCCCAAATGTTTTCCAAACTATCCGAGAAAATAAATTCATATATGTTATCCCCTTTATAATTTGGTCCTAATTCGTTAACATATATTAAATAACTCATAGTATCTCACCTTTAGTGTTTACTCTAAGTTGTTTATTATTCATTTCAAATACCAAGTTATGTTTGTTAGTTTTACCAACTAATTTCGCTCCCGGATATTTTGTTATTAATTTTGTAGAAGCAACTTCTTGAGAAATACTTTCAGAAATTTGTTTGATTTTAGAAATCTTATTTTTTCTATCTTCTTTAATTAAATTAACTTTTTGTTTTTTATTTTCAATTAATTGTTTTTCTTTTTGGTCTATTTTAAAATAACCTCTTAATACTTCATCAACTTTTGATTCTGTGAACATACCTTCAAACATACCTTCTAAACGGTCAGCGTGGCTGTCTTTCATTGAATGAGGTCTTAATCTTCTATGTCTTGGGTGAGAAGGTAATTCGTCTTCTACTTCAAAATCAAATTCAAAATCATCAGGATTATCTTCGTCAACGTCATCATACATAAATCCTTCGGCCATTTCAGGTTCTACATCCATATCAGCTTGGATATCTTCAACTTCACTATCATCAGTTAAATCTTCACCATCCATATCGTCACCACCTAAATAATCGTCAGCTTCAATATCTTCAAATTTATTCATTATTTCTTCTTTATCTTCCTCATCTAAAGATGCTAAATCTAAAGCTGATAAGATTGAGTTAATAACATACTTAATGTCTTTAGAAGTCATTGGTTCGTCTTCTTGAGCATCTTCAAACGCTCTTAATTTTTGAGCCAATTTACCGGTTAACTTTTGAATAACTTTTAACGTAACAATTTCGTCATCTTCAGTATCCATTTCGTCATCACCTAAATCAAGTTCTTCTGTATCATCAATATCAAATTCGTCTTCAGGTGCCGGAGCAGGTGCCGGAGCGGGAGCCGGAGCGGGAGCCGGAGCGGGAGCCGGAGCAGGTGCCGGAGCGGGAGCTGGAGCCGGTGCCGGTGCTTGTTCTTCTGTTTCTCCACCTTTCATTTTTAAAATATACTTGGTAGCATCATTTTCATAAAATAAATTAACGTTAGCCTCTTGACCTTCATTAACATTTACTTCTTTTGCAATTAAGTTAAGCCTTTTGAACGCTTGAGAATAAGATGAATAATACTTTCTATTTTTCATTGGCTCTAAATAATCCACTTCATCAGTAGATTCAGTCAAACTTCTTTTAATGATATAACCATTTTTTTCTTTAATAATTTGATAATTTCTACCGTCGGCTAATGTTCTATTATAGTCAACTGATGTGTTCTCATTTATCGGTGTAGGTATGTTTTCATTGTATTTTGCGATTTCCATGATACGTTGAATTTTCTCCATACCTTGTAATTTTTCGCTACCAATCGGTTTTAAATTATTTCCCATTTGTTAATTTTTTATAAAATTATTTTATATATAAATATATTCGGAATCAAAAATGTTGTAATCCCGACAGGTTTATTATTGATAATACCTATTTTTTATTTAAAAAAGATTTATATCAACGAATTTTATTTATAAATAGTTGTGAATTAAAAAAAAAATATTATCTTTGTATAAATATTAAAACATCAACAGATATGAAAAAATTAATCACCATTATTCTTTTTATTTTTATTTCAAGTTTATCTTTTGGTCAACATGCAATAAAAGCCGGTAAATATTATGAATTAGATAAAGTGTTTACACGAGATTCCATATCAGTTAAATTATTAATGGATACCTACAAATTAGATATCACTAAATTATCCGCTGTTAAATTTTTTGGGGAATTTGAGTTATCTGACAATTTACATCATAATTACTCTCATTCAGAATACACATATATTTTAGAGAAAAAAACTGGAGTAGTTACATTAAAATCACTTAATTATAATGAAAATCTATTAAAACTTAATAAATACGTTATGGTTTTTTGTTTTGACGATAATACTACAGAGAAAAAAACTATCACCATTAAAATATTTTAATAAAAAAAAGGGTCTTTAAGACCCTTTTTTAGTTATTTGTGGAAGTTTAATAATTAATCTTCTATTAGGTGCCGTTTGATTTTCATCTGTTACGTCAGGCCATTTTTTACCCTTAGCAAATTGGTCAGTTTCTCCAATACCTTTAGGTATAAAATTTAATTTAATTCCCGGTAAACTATTTTTAAGAAGTGAAGCAATTGTTTCTGCTCTTTTTTTAGATAAATCCATATTATAATCTTTTCTTTTTTGACCTGTTTTAAGTTTACCTTCAGGGTCTTCATCGATAGATGCTGATGATATTACTTCTACATCTCCTGTAGCATCAGAATAATTAGTTTTAATTGATTTGATAAAATCTTTAAATTCTTGTTTAGCCTCATCTGTTAAATTAGTCTCATTAAATCTAAATGGACTTTCAATATTTAATTCAAATGGTGTATCTTCTGGTGTGTCTTCAGGTGTTTCAGGTGTAGGTTTATTTGAAAAATATTTAGCACTAGCACCAGGAAACAATTGTATTAAAATTCCATATCCTCCTTTTTTAACATACATTACCGGAGATATTGTATCATCTTTAGATTCTTCATATCTACCCTTTAATAAACTTAAGTCTTGTTTTATTATCTTTGCAGTGTAAAGTGTTGGTGAACCAACCTTTGATTTGTCGGTTGGAGATGGGAGTCTTCGGTCATTTGGTGCCATTGCAACAAATTTATAATCCATATTAGCATTTTGTAATGGTACTAAAGGCTCACCACCTACCGAAGATGAATAAAGGTCAGGCCAATATTTGTCAGTAAGTTCAAAATTTAAACCCCAACCATAATCTGAAACTAATTCTTTTGTTTTATAATTAACTTTAAAATTATATAAATCACCATTTACATATTTCCACTGTTGTCCATCAGCAACATCAACAATTGAATATAAGTAATTTTGATTAATTTTAAAATAAAATTCACTTCCTAATTTATAAAAAGATTCATCAATTTCTTCTTCTTTTTCTTCTTGTTCTTGAAGAACTTTTTTAACTAAATTGTATAATTCTGATTCTGTTAGTTTTATAATTTTTTTTCCCATAATTTTTATTTATTAATATATATACCTTTCTTTCAAAGAAAGATTTTTATCTGAGTGTTTTGTTTGAAAATCAAATAGTTTTTGAATATAACCATTTCGTCTTAAAACTTTAAAAACCAAGTTTTCATTTGAGAATTCCCCCCCATCTTCTAAACCTCGTGTTCTGTATTTTTTAAGTTTATCTTTAAATTTATTTATAATTTCTTTAGAAGTTTCTAACGAATCCTCATCTTCAGCATCATTGATTACATCATCAATCATTTTCATCCATTCTTCAGATTTAGTTTTAATTAACGTTGTGTCAATCTCAACATCTTCTTTTTTTGGTTTAGTTATCCACTCATCCATCAATACAGAATACTCTCCACTACTAGTGTGAGGTTCACTTGTATCCTGAACATACAATTCAACATCATAACCAAAAATGGTAATATTATGTTTATCGTTATATAATGTTTTCTTTAATCGGAATAGTTCTTCGTATAAAGGTAATTCTTTTTCCGAGAATTGTTTGAAGTCAACAAGAATGTGTAGGTCAATATCAGAATATTTTGACCAATTGTAGTTTGCTAATGAACCGGTCATAACAACATCGTCCACAACCATATCCACACCAATAAAGTCAATAAATTCGTAAGCAATTTGAAGTAGACGTTCTCTAACCTTTGGCACCATGATTTCATCCTGACCTTTTGGGTCGGACATATACCTTTCATTAGGTAGTTCCCAAATTTTAGGATTTAACTCATCTTGTAGATGAAAGCTAGATAATATACTTTTTAAATTACTCATTAACAATAAATACTTAAATAAGTATAATTGTTATACTTTTTTGTATTTGAATTTTTTAGATATATCTGTGGTGAAGTATTTTCCTTGAGATTCCGCCAATCTAAATTTGGTATAAACATTATGAGGTACATCTTCATATTCATATTTAGCCCCATTTTTAAATTCAGCAATCATTTTTTTTGTAGTAGTATCGTATTCAGTTCTTACGATGTTTGTTGACTCAATCTCATTGATGATTTTAGTCCCGTCTATTATTTCTTTTTTTATCGCCATTATCTAAAGGTGTTTTTAAGTCGATTATTTTTAGTTTATCCATAAGATAATCACTAAACTCATTATGGTCAACATCACCGAAAAAACTTTTTATTTCAAAAAACACTTCATTTCTTAAATCTGAAAATTTTTGAAAATTTCTCATTATATCAGTCGGATAATATGGGGGACTTTTCAAATCTTCTTCGGTCCACCCCTCACGTTTAAACGCCTTACGTAAATTGTAATAAGTTTGAGACAACTCATTATCAACACCTAACGTGTCAATATATTTCATCCAATGTTTTTTATGTTCCATTTCAATAAATATAATTTAAATTTGTTTTGTCCATTCAAATATTTGCATTACTTTTGTTCCAATCATTTGAAAAAGTGAAAATAACCCTTATACTTAAATAAAACAATTAATTATGACAGAATCTATGGATGGTGGAAGTAACGGTGGAAATAAAGCAGTTAAAACTGATTCATCAACTCCCGTATTAGACAATTTTAGTAGAGATTTAATAAAACTTGCCGAAGAGGGTAAACTTGACCCGGTGGTTGGTAGAGAAAGAGAAATCACTCGAATTGCACAAATCCTTTCACGTAGAAAGAAAAATAACCCAATTATTATTGGTGAACCTGGTTGTGGTAAAACCGCAATTGTTGAAGGTCTTGCCATTATGATTTATAATGGGGATTGTCCAAGAAACTTAATGGACAAAAGAATTGTGTCATTAGATATGACATCAATTGTTGCGGGAACAAAATATCGTGGACAATTTGAAGAAAGAATGAAAGTCATTATCGAAGAACTTCAAAACGAACCAAACATCATTGTATTCATTGACGAAATCCACACAATCGTTGGAGCAGGTAATTCATCAGGTTCAATGGACGCGTCGAATATCTTCAAACCAGCACTTGCTCGTGGAGAGATTCAATGTGTTGGGGCAACCACTTTGGATGAATACAGAAAAAACTTTGAGAAAGACGGAGCGTTAGAAAGACGTTTCCAAAAAGTTGTTGTGGATGCTGCAACCAAAGAAGAGACATTAATCATCCTTAAAAATGTAAAAGACAAATACGAGAACTACCACAAGGTAACTTATACTGATGAAGTATTGTCTGTATGTGTTGATTTAGCAGACCGTTATATCACAGATAGAGAATTCCCGGACAAAGGATTCGACATTATTGATGAGGTTGGAGCGAGAAGTCAGGTAGATGTGAAAATGCCAGATTCAATTGAAAAATTGAAACTTCAAGCGTCAAACATTAAACAAGAAAAAATTGATGTAGTAAAACAACAACGATACGAGGAGGCGGCAAACCTACGTGATAAAGAAAAACGTATCTTAACCAAACTTGAAGCTGAAAAGAAAAAGTTTGAAGAAGAACTTCTTACACACAAAAAAGAAATCACTTTGGATTTAGTTTATGAAGTGGTTTCCAATATGACAAAAATTCCAGTTACCAAATTAAATGCTGATGAAACCAAACTATTGTCAGAGATGGAAACAAATCTATCTGATAAAGTTATTGGACAATCTGAAGCAGTTTCAAAGATTGCAAAATCAATCCGTAGAAACAGAATTGGTATTAAAGACCCGAACAAACCAATCGGTTCATTCATCTTTTTAGGTTCAACAGGTGTTGGTAAAACATACTTGGCAAAACAACTAGCGAAACAAATGTTCGGTAGCGAAGATAATATGATTCGTGTGGATATGTCCGAGTACCAAGAAAAACACACCATTTCAAGATTAATTGGAGCACCTCCGGGATACGTTGGATACGATGAAGGTGGACAATTAACCGAACAAGTGAAAAACAAACCTTATTCTGTAATTCTATTTGATGAAATTGAGAAAGCAAACAAAGATATCTTTTCAACACTTCTTCAAGTATTAGACGATGGTCACCTTACCGATGGTATGGGGAGAAAGATTAACTTCAAAAATTGTGTCATCATTATGACATCAAATGTTGGAGCTAAAAAATTACAAGATTTTGGTTCAGGGGTTGGTTTTAAAACAGGAGCTAGTTCTTATGTAGAAGAAGAATACAAACGTGAGACACTTAAAAAAGAACTTAAGAAATTCTTTACTCCGGAATTCTTAAACAGAATTGATGAGGTTGTTATCTTTAACTCTTTGGTTAAAGAAGACGTTAAGAAAATCGTTAAATTGGAATTGGACAAACTATCTAAAAGATTGGTTGGATTGAAATATAACATAACATTTGATGAAAGTATTTTAGAACTAATCTCTGAAGTTGGATTTGATGAAACCTACGGGGCAAGACCAATCAAAAGAGCTATCCAAGATAAGATTGAGGATTTTGTATCTGAAGAGATTATCAAAGGAAATATGGTGGAGGGTGTTCCATACACCCTTGTATCCGTAGAGAAAGAAGTGGTGGTCAAAACAGAACCTACCAAAAAGACAAGAAAGAAAAAAGAGGACAATTAGTCCTCTTTTTTTATATTAAATTATTTTTCAAAACTCATAAGAAACCTTTCAAATTCTTGTAAAATATTAGGTTTTGACAATAAAGGAAACTTTTTAGGTTCAATTGCTAATCCCATTCCGTGAATTTTATCTTTAGTTCCTACCTGACTAGGTTCTTTAACTTTTTTGGTTTTAACAATAGCATAATCAGGATTAAAAGTAACAAATAACGTTAATTTTTTTTCAGGTATATTTTTCATAAATTTTAATTCAGAACCCCCTGTTTCTATCGAATAATTAAGTTTTCTCAAAACTGAGTCTAACATTTGAGGTGTTACCTTTTTTTCTTTTTTAGGAGTAGGAGTTGGTACTCCCTGTTCAGAAATTACATTTTTTTTACCTGAGTGCATCTCAAGGATTCTATTTTTCTCATCTTGAGAAATGTCATTAAATAAATTTTTCATATCGTTATCTTTTTATTATAAATATATCGAAAAAAAAAGAGAACATTAAGTCCTCTTTTTTTATTAAAACAATTTAAAATATTTACTATCAACTTTAAACGGATACTTCTTATATCCTAACCCCTCAATCATCTTTTTACCGGTCTCTATTCCACTATAAACATCTTCGACAACAACATACTCATTTGGGGTGTGATAGTTGTAATAACCTATCGCAAAATTGATACAGGAGAAATCAAAGATATTCTTTAATGCGTAAACATCTGTATATGGGTGAGATTGATAGTCATGTCTACCGTTAAACCCTTCGTTTAATGCTACATCACAAATTTTAAAAAATTCACTATCTCTTTCAAACAATTGTGTTCCCATACAATATTCACTAACCATAACATTTCCCGGAGCATCAAACTGAATACCATAACCAACATTTAAAAAGAAATTTGGGTCGGCCTTTTTAGAACCATGACATCCGGTTTCTTCTGATACAAAGAATGCCGCTTTTAAATTTGGTAATTCTTTTAATAATTCCAAACAAGCAAAAACCCCACATTTATCGTCACCACCAATACCTGTTGGGTGTCCAAAATGATTATACGCTTTTAGGGATGGTTTTAAAACTTTTTGTTCGTTAGGTAATGTTTCCTCACGAATAATAATGTTATCCAAAGAGTGGACCGTGTCGGTATGAGCAATCACACAAGGGAAATATTCAATAAATTCATCGGTTTGTTTAACCGCATAAATATTATTATGCTCATCCATATTAAATGGAATCCCATTGTCTTCTAACCATTTGATTAGAAACTCAACCATAAGGTCTTCTTGATATGTTTTTGTCGGAACTGACAAAACTTCTTTTAATAATTCATAATCTCTATCCATTCAACAAAGATAATATAAAATATGACAATATTAAAGATTTTATTAGTTTATTCTAATAAACCCTTCAAATAACTCGGGAGAAACTAAAAAGTTATTAAATTCTTCTTCGGTGTAACTTCTATCTTCCAATCCACCACCATCTTTTTTAAACACTTGAACAACAATTTTATTTGTTGCCGGGTCGATTTTTCTAATAAAAAACTCTCTACCTGATTTAGTTTCATATCTGTTGTTAAGATGATAATTTTTAGTAATTCTATTGAATATATTAGAGTATTCATAAACATCAATAAATTCATCAGAATCTTCTATTTTTTCAAAGATTTTATCAAGTTGTCTTTCCACAGATTCATTGAATGATTTTTCATCAAAGCTGACACTATCAATTTCCCACCTATTCTCATCCCATCCGCCAATATTACTATCTCTATGACCAATATTTTTTAACACTTCTCGTAAAGATAATGTTTTATCTCCAACGTTGTTATATAAAGATAATAATATACTCACAGTGGTGTAATACTGTCTAAAACAATCTTGTCTAATTAAACCATAATTAGAAAAATAATCACACACGTCACCCTCAATCCATTCTTTGGCACCATTATTTCTACTAGCATTTTCTTCGTCAGTCCAATCAGTAATAATGTAATCAACCTCATTTGGAAACATTTTCTCTAATAATTTACTAGATTGTTCTTTGTCTTCATCAGTATCTAATTTAGCGGTAGATGGACTAATAAGTCGAAGTATTTGTTTTAATTTAGTTAAATTGTCATCTGAAAATTGATATAAAAGATATCCTTCATTCCATTCATTATATCCGTGGTCATAATCAATAAAATTGGCTCCATCATAATAAGAATAAACCGATTCCGCAAAAGGAATATCGTATTCGTCAATATCAAATAATTTTAAATAATCCTCCATATCATCAAACTGAAGTTTAACCATACTTTTAGTTGGATTTTTCTCATTATATATGAACTTCCAAACAAGGTCGTCAGCTCTTTGCATTTGATTAGACGTTACTTTTTCTCCGTTTTTAACATCCAATAGTAATTTGTAAACATCTGATTGACCCACAATATTATCAACAACGGATTTAACCTCATCCGGTAAATCGGATTCAAATTCACTTCTATTTAATTCTCTGTGTCTGGTTGCTTCACCACCATAATATTCTATTTTATTATCTTGTGTTTTATGAATAACTGATGTTTGAATTGGTTCCTTATTTTTATCTATAATAAAATAAGTGTCCCCCTCTTTAAATTGATTCCATCTGTCTTTATAGTTTTCCGGTGCGTAATAAACAAAGGAATCGTAGTCCAATGGGTCTACAACCATCCAATCTTCATTATCTAATAATATATTTTTCATCCCGTGAAAATCCTTTGTGTCAGGCATTGATATTTATTTTAATAATAAATATAATTTTATTTGGATTTATCCAAAAATGTATTATCTTTGTGGTATCAAAATATGGGGGTAAAATGGTATTGACTGGCATATCTACTTATTTGGGGCACGTAGTGAGAAGTTTCCTATCACTTAAATCTATGGATGACAAAATTATAAATGGCAACATTTTAAACAAAATGGCTCTAGTAGGTCTTGTACGTCAAGACGAGCTTGTGAACGTAGCGTAAGCAAACACACATTCGGGCCGGTGAGCATTACGCCTAGGAACAGAAGCTTTTACAAAGGTGTGGTACCTATCCGAAAAGGTACAAGTGGAGGATTAGTTCTCAATAAACCGAACCACTCAAAAATAAGGGAATTGTGAAATTTCGGATTGTTAGCTTAAACAATGTCCTAAACGTGTAGTCCTGAACACTTAGGGTGAGCAACACGAGGCTTCGAAGCCTCTACCTCCACCAAAAGAAAAACCCATCATATGATGGGTTTTTTTATTATCAGTTCAAAGTTTATTTTTTAATCTTGTAATAAATCCTTTTTACTTGGATTCAATTTATTCGTTAATTTATCTAATCTTGAATCAACAAATCTATATATTTCGTCAATATGAGTCGTAATATGTCTATTCGTTGTTTCATTTAATTTATTTGTTCTATCAATCTCACCATCAATACGACGGTTAATCATTTGGTCTACCTCATCTATTCTTAAATAAATATTATTTATTATTTCTTGTTGAGTTCTAACCAATCCTTTTAATTTTTTGATGTTTGAATACATCCTAACCACAACTATAACCCCCAGTATCCCGAGAACCATAACCATACCTAAAAACATTCCTATAATCATAATTTCTGTGTTTTATTTATTTGTTTATTTGAACTGATAATTTTATTACATTTTAACTTCTTGGTGACCCCCACCCCATAAATAACCATCACCATAATTTGTACAAATTTCTTCACCGGGTTGGATTGTTTGTAAAGCATAAAATTGGAATGCTCTTTTTGTTGGATGATTTCTCCACATAGCATTATTTGTATCTGAATGATTATATATACACCCATAACCTAATGGAATCACATATTCTTCCCAATTTGGTCCTTGAGGATAACAAAATCTATAATCATCAAGTAGTTTTGATTTTTCCCATTTTTTTGTGGGTAATTTTACTAAATGACATTCTTCAATTACCTCATCTTTTTGAATAACGTCAATAGCAAAGACCCCCATTCCTTTTCCTGGTGAGGGTTTAATTTCTATTTTAGTAGGTATTAATAAATTCATAATTTAATTATAATAAAAAAAGGAACTATTTCAAGTCCCTTTTCATATCTCTTTCAATATCCCGAGATTTAATACTATCTCGTTTATCGTGGAGTTTTTTTCCTTTGGCGAGAGCAATCTCCATCTTAACCAATCCGGTGTCATTTATGAAGACACGATAAGGAATGATGGTTGTCCCGTTTATTAACTCACGTTCCAACTTATTTAGTTCTTTTTTCTTGGCCAATAGTTTTCTATCTTTAACTGTTTCATGGAATGACCCATAACCATAATCGGAGATGTTCATTCCCTTTATAAACAATTCCCCATCATTAAAATAACAATACCCTTCAGATATGGAGACCTTTCCTTGACGGATGGACTTCACCTCTGAACCAACTAATTTGATTCCCACAATTAGGGTTTCTAAGAATGAATACTCAAACTTGGCTTTCTTATTGACTATGTTAATTGATTTTTTCATAGGACAAAGATAATATAAAAATTGGTATAAACAAAAAAAGGTGTCACATTTCTGTAACACCTTTTTGGCTAATACGATGAGAATACTCGTGTTATTAAGAATCTTCGGAAGGATTATTGTTTCCCTTCTTTTCCACCATCTTTTGAATGGTAATCCTCAGTGACAATTGGTTAGACCAATTACTCCTTGAGATATCATCTACTCTCTTATTATTCAACTCTCTTCAACCTTGCGGGCTGACTCCGGATTCGACTCCGTAGAGGTTTTTCGTAAGAATACATTCTGACTTGCGGTCATCCTGTGCAACGAACGGCTCGTTACTATGTAGTCACCTTGTCGATGATACCTGACAGACACTTTTGCTTATGTATCTTTTTAGTTTTACTTAAAATGTCCTATAAGTTAATTGTGTTGTGGATGTGTCCAAGTAGAGGTCTGTCGTAAGCTTCGTTATCTTTTGAACAACAAAATACTAATCTACTCGGTAGAGTGTCCCCACTCTCATATTTTAAGATTACTTCAAACTGACATCTTGGTAGATGTTTCGTAAGGTTAGTAGCGACACCACTCGTTCTCTAACTTACCTTTCGGTTTTAAGTCCCCTTTGATATTGGAATCCGTAATTATAAGGTTGGATGACCCTATTTCTCACATAATCCCTATCGGTTATTCTTGTTGGTGTTCCCACCTCAACCTGACGACCCACATCGCCCGGTCACCCAACCACTTTCTCTAAAGCGTTGCCCTCAATACTGAAGGTCAGGTGATATCCGACTTGTATACTCGAGCTCCCTTTCAGAAGCCGCAGAACCAATAACACTAATGATTCCACTTTATCCCGGTTTCCCGGTTTATTTAAGGATGATATACCACCCATTATCGTTTCTTACATCACCGAAGTGTGTAATGGATAATCTAAAATTTCTAAGAACGTTTAAGGTTTCCCTCAATTGTTTTACAAAGATAAGTGATTTTTTTCATTTGTCAAGCACTTTATAAAACTTTTTTTTAATTTTTTTTTATTTGTGGTATCGGCGGGGTTCGAACCTGCGGCACAGAGTCTTTCGTTACTCTTGCTCTACCAAGGAAGATAAATCTTCCACTGAGCTACAATACCATGTAAAAAAAATGTGGGTGTATGCTCTACCATCTGAGCTACGGATAAATCCGGAGGGATTTGAAACCTCGACACGACACCCACACTAATCTTTCAATATTTTTATGAACTTTATTTCTTGTACAAAGATAAGACATTTATTTTTATCTGTCAAACTTTTTTTTAATTTTTTTTTGTAGTCAGGACAGGATTCGAACCTGTTCCGTCTTTACCATAAAGAGTCGGCCTTACCGTTACTCAACCTTGGGGAGGTGATACCAACCAATGGTCTCCTGACTATGTTTCGTTAATGTTAAAAACTGATTCAATCCTCCTAAAAAACACTAACTTCCTACTTACTCTATTATAGGCTCGGCCGTCCTCTTTTAAATATAGTTTTACCTGAAACTTCTTTGGGTTGTTGATTGACCACTCCCACTTACTCAAGTAGTTTTTAACAACTCATCATCCAACCCATTCGGTTTTGTGCTTGATACTGAGAATAAGTACATTTTCTCATGGACTTGTAATCAGGTCTCAACTTAACGTGAGTAGGATATTTCTTCTCGTGTTCCTTTTGTTCTCTCATTACACGAGCATACGCCTCTCTTTTACTTGGAGCCCACACATCATTAAAACCACCACCAATCCAATTAAACAAATATAGGTATTCACCATTAACACTTCTATACAATTTCTCTTTAGTCATATCTTATCCGTTTTGTGAGTACAAAGATAATACTTTTTTTCTTTCCACCAAACATTATCTAAAAATATTTTTAAAAATTTTTTACTATAACGATTAAGTGAATTTTTTTAATATAATGTTTGACTTCGTGGTTTTAATAACCTATTTATTTAACGAACTTAAAATTTAATTAAAACAAAAGTATTATGAAAAAAGTATTATTAGCTCTTACAGTTATCGCAACGTTATCATTAACATCTTGCAAACAAGTAAACACAGAAGAATCAACAACATCTGTTGATACAACAGCGGTTGATTCAGTATCAGTAGATACAACAGCCGTAGACACTACACAAGTAGATACTACTCAAGTGAAGTAATCTAAAACAAAAAACCCCTCTTAACGGAGGGGTTTTTTTATTTTAATAAGTTTCTAATTTTATCTATTTCCTTATTTACTCGTTGTTCTTTTAATCCTAAAGCTTTACCAAACGTATCCCCAATAAAACTATTTAAAATATTTGTACTTATAGATTCAGGACTATCTCCTGTTGCTGTAGCCCCACTAGTCGATGTTGTACCACTAGATGATGTTGTTGAAGTTTGTTCAGTATTTGAGACATGAACATGATTATCATGACCCGGAAAACCAAACGTTAAAACTGATTTAGGATTTCCTGATTCTGAATTTTTAGTATATCCTAATATTTCTAATTGATTAACAAAATTATCAACATTACCTCTATTTGATGGAGTTTTAACCGGAGTTTCATTAACTAAACTAATATCGACAGCATTACCTGATGGATGTCTACTTGCGTTTCCTGATGCCGTTTCCGCACTATGACCTGAAATTGCTGTAGTTATAGTAACCCTAACATTAGCATTTTTAGCCGCTTTACAAATATCCTTCAATAAATTTTCATTAACTTTATCACTTGAACTATCATTATCTACTTTAACGTTTCCACAACTCAAAGATGATATCTGAATATTCGCTTCTAATAATTGTATTAATTTTTTCATATTATTGTTGTAAGTGGTTCATTAACACACCACCAATTGATGTTGACTGAACCAATAATTGAGTTACAGTTTCTTCGTTTAATTTTGTTTTTTTCTTGGTATAATCAATTCCTAACATTCCAATAAATCTACCTTCAATACATTTTATCGCAAAAAGATATCCTGATTTACATCCGGTATCTTCTGCAATATATTTTAAACCAAAAGTCGCTACTGTATCATCTTTAAAATCAGGAATTTCAATTGTATCATGTTCTAATAATTGATTAATTGAACGGCTAAATAAATTAACAGGTATATTGTGAAAATTTCCTTGTATTGATGATACTGACGGAGCAACAGATTCATATATAATACTGAACTTTGCCATTGATTTTCCGGTTGGATAGAAATTACCTCCATTGTGGAATTGTGCAACCCATACTCTATCTCCTTTATATTCTTCCTTTATATGGTCTAATTTGGTCATTACAAGCTCACTGACTTTTAACGTTTCCAATACCATATCCGGTTTTTCTGCTTTTTTTTCTAATTTATTCTTAATGAATAATAATAGAATAGGACCTAAAACCCCCGTGATAAACGCTACTATTATAGATACACTCATAATTTTAACTTAATGTTTTATATAACTTATAAATAGTAATTAAATAAAAAAAGTGGAACTAATGTCCCACTTTTTTACAATTTTTTAAATTCAGGTCTGATTAGGTTCCATATGATTTCAGAGTAATCTTTTTTATCTAACATTCTAAATAGAATCCCTGACAAATGTTTTGGTTGGGTTGATACCCACTCAGCAAACTCTTTTCTATCTGTGATAGGTTCTTTGTCGTTATATTTCCCATACATCATATAATCAAACTTTTTACCTGCATCTTCAGATATTTGGAAGTAAGAATATCTCAAATCTTTAACATAGTTTTGAATTTTTTTGTAAAATTCATCCGGAACATCTTTTAATAGTTCCATGACATCCTCACCATTTTTAAGATATTCCCAAATACCGGTTGTGGTAACATTAGTCATAATTTTGTGAAGACGTAGATATTCAACCCCTTTAACTTTGATTCTATCTCCATTAGAGAACTTTACCACAAATCCTTCTTGGTCATCTTTAATCATGGATTTAAGTTGATTAAAATCCTTAATACCATCATATTTTTTAACCACATCAAACCCCCATTGTGACCAAATCTCAGAATCGGTTTCTTTCCCGTTCTTATCAAATGTCCCCAATAGAATTAGTTTCTCATCATCACCATAATCCAAAACAATTCTGTTCTCCGGATAGATAATTTCAAAACAAAAAGTCAAATGTCTAAACATAATATCTTTGTTATATTTTTTAAGGATTTCTGTCGCCTTGATTGCTTGGTCAGAAGTGAATGAACCACGAGTGGCTACCACCCATTGACCTTGATACCAAAACACAATCCCTAATGAACCATCCATTTTTTCAAATACTTCAAAGTTTTCAGTTGGGGTAAATTTACCTTCTTCTATATTAAAGAATTTTTGGAATGGTATTGCAACCATATTCCCTTCGTTATCGGTAACTAAACCTCTACACATCAGGGTCACCTCATCCCATAGGTTCTCGAACTGAACTTTTTCAGTGTAGTTCCATATGGTTAATGGAAGTGTTGGATGTACTTGTTTGTAAAGTAATCCGTCTTCGTAATATTTGTTTAGTTTTTCTAACATAATTTTTTCAATTAAAGTTTCACCTCGAAACGTTTTTTCATTAACCCCAATTTATCTTCCGGAACCCCGTGTTCATTAACACCTCCGTGTCTGTTTTCTACGATAAGTGAATGAACTCTGTATCCATATTTTTCCGCTAATTCAAAATAAGGTGTCATTTCCCACTCTTGTGTGAATGTGTTTGAAACTACAATTCGTTCATTAATATTTGCCGAGTAATTTAAAAGCATTGCATTACTAACTTGTGTCTGACACCAACTATGAGCATCTCTTAATCCTGTAATGTCAAATTGATACTCACCATCTTTCATAAAATACATATCGGCTTCGTAATGAACACCACCGATTGATTTTGCCAATGTTGATTTACCACTTCCCGGTAATCCTCTTAATAAAAATAATTCTTTCATAATTTTATGTATTGTCGTTTATATTTTGTTTGTTGTTCATTTAACACAAGGATATATCTTTTACCTGATTTGGTTTTGTAAACCTGAAATCTCATCGTGTCAATATAATACCATTCATCAGTATATGAATGTTCATAAATTCTTTTTTCAGCTTCACAAGACACCAAAGTGAAAAATAAAAATAATATTATTAAATTTTTTATCATACCTCACATTCTTTTAAATGTTTAATAATTTTTTCAAGACCTTTAACATCCTCCGATTTAATTATGAATTCATCAAAGGCACCATATCTACATTGTCTCCCAAAAATATATCTTAATCCATAACCAACTCTTTGCCAAAATGGTCTTTTATTAAGATGTGTGTGAATATAAACCATAGGATATGTCATACCATCAATTTCGTCTTCAGAATATAATACAACCATTTGATGTTCTGTACTATGACAGGAACATATGAATAAATCTGTTTTTGTTTCTTTAACTCTCATATCACTTTCTTTTTTTACCATCTTCAGTTATTACCTCATCTGTGTGGTGGTCACCATCCATATTTGAACGAATCTCTCTTTCCTTAACAATCTTAATTACGTTACTTAAATCGTATGGTGAAAAGAACAAACTACCATCCATTCCTACATCCATTCTACGGCCTTTACCAAAAATTTTTGTTTGAGGTAAGTGACAGTGTCCGTGTAAGTGGATGTGTCCTTTGTTTAACCCATCCCAAGAATCAATTGGATAGTGCATTAAAACCAATGTCTCAAACTTATACATTAATTTTGTGTAGTGATTAACACTTGCAAACATTTCCTGACAATCCTCTCGGTTGTTTTCAATGTGATGGTCGTGATTACCTAATATAAGGTGAATCTCTTTACACACAATTCTATCTCTAAAATTTTTGATATTTTCAAATCCCCCAAAACTCCAATCTCCCAAGTGAATCAAAACATCATCTTGACCAACAACACTATTAATGTTGTTTACAATCATATCATTCATCTCACTAATTGAATCAAAATCTCTAGTTTGAGCAATTGGAATACCCCCATCAGGTAATCTCCACGCAGTCACACCACGACATATATTTTTATGTCCAAAGTGTGTGTCGGAAGTTATCCATACCTTTCTATCTTTATCTATCTTAATCATACTGCAAATATACAAAATTTAATAACTTATTTAAATCCATTGTAACATTTTTTGGTGTTTTTTCAGGTGACAATATTTTCTCAACCTTTTTTGTTTGTGATGCTAACTCATATATAGTTTTTTTATCTGTACCAATATTAAAAACCCCTTCAACATTTTTGTTTATTAATTTAACTAATAAATCAACAATTTTAGGGGTATAGTCGGCATTTGTGATAACATCGGTCCAAGCTCTATCATATTGAAAAGGGAAAGGTTTATGAGATAAACGACAAATTAAAAATTTATCACATTCTAATTCGACATGTGCGTCACCAATTAATTTACTATACCCATACCAACTTGAATGGTGTACGGGAACGTCACTTTCTTTTCGTTCATTGTCAGAATTCGCATAAATATAGTCAGTAGATATGTGAACTAACTTTTTACCCATCTGATTACAATAGTTAACTAAATGTTTTACAAAATGATAATTTATCTTTATATGTAATTCTTTATCATCCGAATATGTGTTAGTATTTGCAATACAATTAACTATAACATCATATTTGTCTAACTTAAACATCCATTTGTCAAAATCATCAAGGTTTATGTTATCTTTCTTACGTGAAATATAATCCCACCCAGTTTGTTTTATAATTTCACCACCTAATATACCATCTCCTAAAACTATAATCTTCATACTAACTCTTTTTCATAATTAAACCATTTAGGTTTTTCTCTGTTTTTCCAAGACGCCAAACTAATTTTAGCACCCATGTAATAATTTCTATAAGATTCCACAACAGAATCTACCTTAAACTCATCCGGCATCGCCATCGCCGGAGTAGTGAAACCAATGTCCGGGATGTTTGGTTTATTAATAATACACCAATTAATCACATCTATTGATTTGTGTCTTTTACCATACCTGTGGGTATATTCTTTTCCCAACTCCAATCCCAATTCACACAAGTACAAATAATTTGATAAACTCTGACGAGCCCATACCGCACAAGGGTGATTCTTATGTGACAACTTGTACGGTACTTGGTCGGTATCTTGGTCGGTTACGTGATGAACCGAACATAATAACTGAGCAGTTTCCAATATCATTTTCACTACGTGTTTATCTACGTGGTATTGTGCCGACAATATAGGATTCTCATCTAAGAAAAATATATTCATTATACGTGTGGTATTCTGACTCTAACACAAGTTTGTGCTTGACCCTCGTTCATATAAAAATTGTTCAAATATCCCATAATGTTCGCACTCCCAATAGGGTTTGCAGAATGAACATATACAATTGGAAATACAAATTTATTCGCCTTTCTATCACTTCTACTCATATTAAAACGAGCTTCATTAGTATTGTGAAATAATGCAACCAAGAATTTAGCAGCGTCATATCCTGTTTTTTCTTCAATATTGTTATAATCCAAAGTATAGTTTGGAGAAACATTATCAAAATACTCTTTCATTGCAGTATCACCCAAATCGTGGTCCAAAGATATTATATCAATATTTTCTAACCCAACTTTATTTACTTCACTAACAAATTCATCGTAATTTCTTACAACAATCCAATTATCTCCCGTTGGAGTTCTTACGTCATCTAAATAGATACGGTAAGGTGGTTTTACATTATTTTCCATTTTATAATAATTTTTTTAATACACTATCCCAATCAGGATATTCATTCCAAACTTTTTTCTCATAATTCCAACCGAAATGAATTAATTCACCGGTAAACTCTCCGGCACCATTTGCCGTTCTGTCATCAATTAAATAATCACCAAGTAATAAATCTTTTCGGTGAGTTATTACCATTTTCTTATGAAACAACCTACCAAAATATTTTTCAATCCAATACCTCTTATCTGTTGAGGCATATGGGTTACCCCAAGGTGATGCAGTAGCAATTAATAATTCATACTTACCACTCTCAACCAACTTATTGATTGCTTCAATAGCACCATCATATGGTTTAGGGTCTCTAAAAATACCCGGAATATGGTCTGGACTATGTTTATACTTGTGAACTAAATTTGGATGTTCATCGAACCATTTATCGAATTCCGCACCTAAATCGACCAACACACCATCCATATCAATAAAAATCCTTTTCATACTTTATATATTTTTTTACAAAGATAGTCAAATTTTTAATATAAAAAAATCCATCACGAAAAAATGATGGATTTAATTTGAAACCTTGTTATTTGTTTATTTTTTAGAATTTGTTCCCACAAGAAGAACAAAATTTATCGGAATCCTTTTTTCTTTTTTTTCCACAGTTAGTACAATACACTTTTAAGTCTTGTTTTTCATATACCTTTTGTGACATAGGTAGAATCTTCCATACAGAACTTGCACAAGTGTGATGATTAAAAGTTTTATTCACTGTTTGAAATGATTGGTCAGATGAACCCCCCTTTTCAACTCTACCGGTTTCAATAGAGTCCATAGATAACATATCCATAGTAACCTCACTACGAGAATTAGGTTTAGATTTTTTTAATCTTGAAGTCGCACTTCTTAAGTTTGGTCCTGCAAAGGTATTACTTATTGAAGTAGTATTAAAATTAACTCCCGCAGTATTACTTGATGATGTAAATGATACATTACCATTTGTGGTTGTTGTAATACCATTTACATAATTTGTGTTAGTAGTAAATGACGGATTCCCTGAAACATAATTTGGGCCCCCAAATGAACCACCATAATACGTTATTGGGTTATTCCACACCGGTTGTTTATATTCATCAAAGAAGTCAATAACAACATCCCCATTTCCGGCGATGGCGTCCAATACCTCGTTTGATGTTCCGTCAACCTCATAAGTTTCAAACTTAAACTTACGAGCTTCATTAAGATATCTCTCAAGATATACACGTTGTCCTGGTTTAAGTACAATTCCTCCTCCGGCAATATAATTTCCGTCAAGTTTTATTTTTGCTAATATTGTGTTTGATGTTGGGTTAAATAATTCTAGTTCGAATTCATCCCCATTTTTAAGATAGACAGTTTGTCCAAATTGTTTAAGACGTTTTTTGTCTTTTGTGATGTACGCACAAGGCATACCTGTTTTTGTTTGGTAATACATAATTTCCTTATTTTATTTTTTATGTTTATTGAACTTCTCTTCGTTGGTATCAATTCCAACTCAAATGCCTCTGTGGACACGAGAACCTCAGCAACAAGGTTTCATTAATAAATATAAGGATGATTTGTTTTGTTGTAAATAAAAAACCCCCAAGTTTCCTTGAAGGTTGTTGTGGCCCCTACAGGATTTGAACCTGTGACCTTCTCGTTATGAGCGAGCTACTCTTACCGGACTGAGTTAAGAGGCCAATTATGGGTTTTTAGTGTACCCATAAACACTTGAATAACTATTGGTGGTGTTTCACATACCTACCAAATTTATCAACCCTCACAGAGAGTTTCTCCAATCTAAAGTTCCATTGTTTGAACTTTCCTAAGCCCGATTTCATTCGTGCTTGTTTAATTGCAGATTCCTCTGCCTTCTCACGTCCCTCTTCCGTAGTTTCTACGAAAAAAGTGGGAGCCTGAACACCGTTATAAACGGGAACTACTCTCCAAATTCTCAATTTCTGAGTCATAATCTTAGCTAACTGCTAAAACTATGTGGAGTTTGGTTGTTGGTTTTTCATATTAGTAAATATTAGTATCCCCGACAGGAGTCGAACCTGCAGCTTACAAGGCTTAAACTTGTTGTGTTTACCGTTTCACCACGAGGATGTGTTTCCACCAATGAGATTATTTTGGTGTAGATGTCCACAGTTTTCCTATTCAAAACCCATCGCGTCTTACCGCTTAAAAGTCAACAACTACTCGGAGGGAATGTTGTCAGTTCCCTTTATTCCGACAGACCCCCTCTGTAAAACCGTTTGAGGCGTCAGCTACATCATTGTTTAAGAAACGATGCCAAATCTATTGAGTATCTCTCACTCAATTGTAGTCAGGACAGGACTCGAACCTGTAATTCCGGTTAAACCCCTCGACGGGGCCGCGTCTATCCAATTCCGCCACCCGACTATATAGGACACGGGTTCGGTTTCCCCATATGTGTCCATACTTTTAGTAGTTGTGTTATTTTAAGAGAAATAACCCGGTGCCCACCGAAGAACCCGTATTTTTTGTCCGCACAAAAATTTGTAAAAAGGCCGTATTATCGTTTGGTCTATTTCAACCGTCCGAGTTCTACATTTTACATCCAAGAACCCATACCCTCATACGGAGAGAACGAAAGTGGATGACCTGAGCTGGTGATTGGATTCGAACCAACGTGACCTTTCGGTTCCTGATTACAAATCAGGTGCAATCAACCTCTATGCGACACCAGCCTGTCGCAGAGTATTTTTTTTAAGTAGAAGTCAACTCTGTCTCTTAAACTACTGATAACCAACAGGACTCGAACCTGTAAGGATATAACACTTCTTGCTGTGTTTTCTCCGGCAGTTTCCGTCCGTGAGCAAGAGATTGAGAAGTTCACTCTCAACCAATCATATTGGACTAGACCCCCGTGTATACCAATTCCACCACAGTTATCATTTTTTAACATCATCACTTCGGCCACATTGGGAGAACCGCAGTTCCCACGTTGTTTAAGGAGGTAGTTGGCGGTGTATCACACCGAGTTATGATAATGTATTGTACTCAAGGAGGGATTCGAACCCTCAAAACCTTGTTCCTAAGACAAGTGTGTATACCGTTCCACCACTAGAGCAATTGTTGTACCCTCAATAGGACTCGAACCTATATCAAAACATTAGAAGTGTCTTATTCTATCCCTTGAACTATGAAGGCAATTTTGAGCGAATAGAGAGAATCGAACTCTCGTCTCCAACTTGGAAGGATGGAGTAATAACCACTATACGATATTCGCAGATTTGGGTAGAATCAGACGCGTTCTGTCTACCGGGACCTCGTCGTTAACTTTCGTCAGAGCGTACCGAGACACTTTTTCATTATCTAGATTGGAGAATCCCCATCTCTTTTTCGATTCTTTTCTTGTCAGAATCTGTTAATGGAACTTTTACGTCCCTTGTACCCTTTTGTGTTTTCACACCACTTTTCAATTGGTTCTGTAACATATCAAGTGCTCTTGATTGTCTTGACCTTTTTGCTGCTGTAGCCATACGGATTTAGTTATTAAATTAGTAGCGTAGGGCAGGTAACGCTCCTGCTTTGATTGGCTTATGAGACCAATGAGATACTATACCTCCCCCTCGCGATGTTGCTGATTAATAAGGACTCGAACCTTAATCCTGAGTCCCCTTTCAGAACCGACGAAAGCCCAATGCTTTTCGTATTCCTACTCCGTTCCTCTGTGCACCATTACACCATAATCAATCGTCAGTTTCGAACCTGACAGTCATAGGGTAATTAATCCTATGGTTTGCGGTCTATGAGAGAATCGAACTCTCATCTCTACCGTGACAGGGTAGCATCCTAGCCGTTGAACGAATAGACCTTTGTGGAGATATAGGGAATCGAACCCTAATTTACGATTTGCAAAACCATTGTAATAGCCGTTATACTATATCCCCAATTGTAGCCCCACCGGGAGTCGAACCCGACTTTTTTGGATGAAAACCAAATGTCCTAACCGATAGACGATAGGGCCGTTTTATATTACCAATATTTCAATTAACTTGTTTCTTTTTGATGGTACAAAGATAATACTTTATTTCATTATACCAAACTTTTTTATAAAAAAAAATCCATCTCTTTTGGAGATGGACTTAATCTATTATTATTATGTTACTTAACAATACATCATACCATCTCCGACCGAGTTGTATCTCTACCCTCCGCGCCTATTGTAAGTAATAATGTATTTAAAGTTTGCATTTTCTGTGTTATTGTAATTTCTAATAAATATAGTCCTTTTTTAAAAAGTGTCAAGTATTAATTATTTTTTTTTATAATTTCTCCCATAACCGCTGGAATATATTGTTTGTATAACTTAATTTGTTTTAATTTAAGTTCAATCATTTCCTTAATATTGTCTGATAATTTTTTAATTTTATCATACTCATCCGGAGTTAATAAAAACACTTCTTTTGGTTTTGTATTATATGTCTTCCCTTTAATTGGTCCTGTTAATTCAACAATATCAGTATTTTCATCATAATAATATGGTGTTAATCCCTGAGATTTAATTTTTGATAAAGTTATTGGTGTGATATCCACATCCAACATTCTTCTATCTATTGTATTTTTCATATTGGTAAGATTTATTATTAAAAAAAGTTTAACAACCCCGCCCTCGGGTCGTAGCGGGCTACAATGGGAATTCCGGAATTGGTCGTGTTCCTCACCGGCGTACCAGTCCTTATCTATCCTTTACCGTATTACTACGGTGCTACTGTTGGGAGGTCACCCCTATCAACACGACTAGTCCATTAGTTTTTTAGAGTATGGACACCCCGGTTGTTAAACTTTTCAATTCTTCAGGAGAGACCCTCGAGGGATAACCATAACGGAATTACCCTTGACTCACTCTCCGTCTTCTGCGCAGACCGTAGGAATCGAACCTACCCGTAACAGTTTTGGAGACTGTACCGACACCTTGTCTGTGACCTGCATTTTCAATAAACACCCGACCTGACCTGCCAGATAGTACGTGTCGTAGCGCTTTCGTTACGTAGCGGGTGTTTTATTTATTATATTCAACCATCAGTTCGTTAATATAACCAATCGACTTTGTTTCAAGATTTAAACACATCCCATCACCAATTAGTTTCCAATTGTTAGCGTATAACCAATTTGTAAATCCCAAAATTTCTTTTTCTAATGACATAGTTTCTCCGTTTTTATTTCAACAAAGATACAACTATTTTTTATTCTGCCAAAATTTTTAGAAAAATAAATAATCATTCCATTCTTCAGGAATATAATGAACTTGTTTTATCATCATCAAATAATGTGGTCGTCTTGGTTGAGGTATTTCTTTACCATATTCTTCCAATGTCAAGTTTGATTTCTCACTATTACATCTTTTACAAGCAGTTACCAAGTTGTCCCACGCATCTTTACCTCCCTTAGATTGGGGTATTACGTGGTCTAATGTTAAAGTTTTACGATTGTCACATCCACAATATACACAGGCATAACCATCTCTTCTATAAACATTCTCCCTACTTAAAGGAACTTTATGAATCGGTTGATTCACATATTTGTAAACCCTAATAATTGAGGGTTTTTTGATATCCAATTCAGGATTAATCAAACTGAATGATTCCGGATGTTCGGCAATAACACTTGCATTACCCTTATAAGTTATGACAAAAGCCCTTTCAGTGTTTATGATAGACCTTGGCATATAACTTGAATCCAAAACCAATGTTTTTCCGTACTTACTCATTATTTCTATATGTTTCTATTGGTTCTTTTAGTGGAAATTCCGGATTATCTATTAACCCTAAAAATTCACACTTTCTTCTTTTTCCTTCAACATCACTAAATCTCCAATCTGTTGTCATATCTACGTTGGATAAATCTCCCATATAAAGAAAAGTTTGTTTTCTCCACATTGATTCTTTTTTTACTTCACTAAAATATTCAGCACTAAATACTGACCAAGTAACACTACTCACAACTTTTGATTTATTAGTTAAACATTCTTTTTGTTCCCCCGTCAGGAGTTGAACCTGACCCCACTGGTTAAAAGCCAGTTGCCTACACCGGTTTGCTACGGGGGATTATTGAGCTCATTTTACTTTAACATTGGGCTCAAATTATACATAATTTGAACTTAATAATCAAAGTTTGTGAGCCACATTTGTCGGTACTATAGGAATCGAACCTATAACCTCTCACGTATCAGGCGAGTGCTCTAACCAATTGAGCTAAGTACCGGGTCGTCTAGATGGCAAGATTTGAACTTGCGGTCTCCGTCTTCCAAGGACGGCGAGGACTCCGGGCTCCTCTACATCTAGTGTTATTATTTTTCTGCGGAGAGCAGAATACTCGAAATCCATCCATTTTACCGAACCACTCTCTTAGCAGGAGGTGACAATACCCTGATTGTTTTACTCTCCATTTTGTAGGATATCGCTTAACCTACGATGTTGATATCATTACACACCTTCGATATTACTATCAGCGATTTTTTTGTGTCTCCAGCAGGATTCGAGCCCACATCTTCAAGTCCGTAGCCTGACGTTCTATCCGTTGAACTATGGAGACATTTTTGGGTGACTAAGGAGAATCGAACTCCCATTTACAGAACCACAATCTATCGTGTTAACCGTTACACTATAGCCACCATATATTTTATAAGTTAATAAGTCCGTCGTGTATTTCACAATGACAATTAGAACAAACTAACATACACTTATCAACCTCATCTTTTAATTTATCAAACGATAAACTTTTACCACTAATACTAAAATCTTTCTCTTCAGGGTTAATATGATGAAATTCAAGTGCCCGTTCACATTTATAATATCCACATAATTCACAAGAACCCCCTTTATATTGAATTAACTTTTGTTTAGTTCTTTTTCTCCAATTTATAACTGATTCAGATGATGTTATTTTTTTTGTAGGTTTTTTAGTTACAACATATTTTAATATTGTTTCAACCGACCTACCTGTCATTTTTCTAACTTTTTTAACTGAACCTAATTCATCATATAGTTCTTGTAATTTTTTCTTATCATCATCCGATAATCTATCTGAAAAACCACCAACTTTATTTTTAGTACAATGATATGAGATAGTTGATAAAGCACAACCTAAAATTTTTTTAATTTCTTTATACGATTTACCTTCATTTCTTAAAGAAATTATTTGTTCCGAATACCTTTCCATAAATTAACTTTTTTTGTTAATAATAAATATGTTAATTTTCGAAAAAATTCGCTGACGGGGTGGGATTCGAACCCACGATGGAATATTTTCACCGGATTAACAGTCCGGACCGTTCGACCAACTACGGCAACCCGTCAATATTTACCCCACTTCACCGGGTTAATGGACCGGCTGCCATATGGGAGTGGGGGTTTCCTGTTATTTCAGGACTCCGTGGTTCCCCAGAGAATCGAACTCTATCCTCAAGATTTTCAGTCTTGCGTGCAGACCACTTACACAAGAGAACCAAGTAATGATAATGTTGGAGTACCCATCTCGCTCCAATCTTAACTGCTTATTCGTAGTTTTACGGTGCACCGGCAGGGGGTGTGTGAATTCTTTGACCTATCTTGGATTGTCGACATCCGAGAGATAGAGAAGACCATTATCATTGTGGGCAGTAGTGGACTCGAACCACTCCCAAAAGGACCAGATTTACAGTCTGGCTGCCGTATCCGAACGACTTTTACTACCCAATTTTTTGTATTGCTCAAATTTAAGACATTTTACTGCTCAAATTTTAGATTTTTGTACCTCGAGAGGGAATTGAACCCCCACCATTTGTATGTAAGACAAATACGCTCCCATTACGCCATCGAGGCAAATATATGTTTAGATTCCTCCCACCCTCAAACATATAAACTGAGTGCTGTTCGTACCGAGAAATGGTATCGAGCCATTCTAGAAATAGATATGAGCCATCTCCGGTCACCTGACCCCTCGGCATTTTGGTGGACATAGATTCATCATCTATTTTTGGGTTTCCACCGAACCCGTTGAGGTGATAGTAGGAATCGAACCCACCTAACTGAGTTTGCAATCCAGTGCCTAAACCAATCGACCATATCACCATTTTTGTTACCCCTGAGAGAATCGAACTCCCCCCGCATGGACCAAAACCATGTGTACTAACCGATATACGAAGGGGCAAAATATTTTTTAGTTAAAGAACGATTACCACAATTACGTTCGCCCCGGACTCTCTCCGGACATTCTTTTTTGGGTGTGGATTAAACTATTTAACTAACCCGCGGAAGAGACAGGATTCGAACCTGCAACCCATTACGAGCGACGGTTTTCAAGACCGCTCGACAACCAACTGTCCACTCTTCCATTTTCTTACCAATATTTCAAATAACTTATCCTTTATTTTGACGGGACAAAGGTAATCCTTTTTTTTTAACTTCCAATTTTTTGACAAAAAAAAATCCTGAACTTTTTGAGTTCAGGATTTTATCTTATATTATTGGTTTAATCTTTAGTATAAAATTAAATCACTTAATAAATCAGCTGAACTTGTATGCGAGATACGCGGATACGAACAATTACTAAATTGTTGGTTCCAAATCGAGACATTCATATGTTTATTAGTGTTTTTCATTTTTCTTTTTTTTGTGGTATTTCTACCTTGTTCTTAATAACTATTACAAACTTACAAAAAGTTTATCAAAAGTCAAATATTTTTTTATTTTTTTTATATTAATCTTTTTGCAATCTCAATTATTGTATTTTCATCCTCGCTAGATAAGAGTAATCGGGACTTCATTATCTTACTAATAATATTTGCCCACTCCTCGTCTAATAGATTGTGGTGATTAGGGGATGTAACTGGCTCACCATCTAAATACCCTTCATCAACAAGGATATTAATTAATTCTGTAATTTCTCTAGGTGAACAATTATCAACGTATTCACTCGGGTCAATGTCAACATAGGTGCTAAAATCTGGCATAATTTATAAATTTTCTAATCTGTTAATAATTTTTGTTACGGAAACTTTTGAGTTCCAACCTGAAACATCTTCACCATCTTCAAATGGTACAAATTTACCAAGAGTTTTGTAGAATGCTGCGACTTCAAATGAAGTTTTTCCATTTCCATATAACCCCGGACCTCCAACCACGGAAACTTCAATATCGTTTCCTAAATCTAATCTGGCCATAACACAACCTCTACCTAATGGGTGCGGTTTAAATACTAAATCATCAAATGTTTTCATTGGACAAAAGTAATACAAATTATTTAATTATCAAAAATATAATCCACCTTTTTTTCTTTTTTTCATATAAACTTCGTCAAATTGTTTTCTTTGATTAGTCATAGAATCTTTTTTAAGTTCGGTTAACTGATTACGATAGTTTGGAACAAGTTCTTTAAGGGGTTTACTATCTTTTTTAGGTGGTATATAAATGGATTTATTTTGTATTATTTTATTAATAACACTATAATCAACATTATCAGTTGGTTCTTTTTTATTCAATAAAGAATTAATTAAATTTATACTCTTTGTTTTGTCAACAACAACCGGTTTTTCAACAATGGTAGGTTGAACAACCACAGGTTTTTTAGATAATCTTGGTTTTGGAGCGGTTAATCGAGATATTAATTCAACACTTTCTTTTGGTTTACCATAATTAGGTGTGTATGTTACACCATCTTCATTAACTATTATTACTTTTTCATATTTTGGTAATTTATAAACATATCCCGCAACTTTACTTTGCAAAGTTTTATCACCAAATGAATTTGTACTTGAATATGATTGGTTATCATGCCATGTGTAGATATAAGTAACTTGGTCCAAATAATAAAAATGTTCATTTCCGGCCATTTCTAACATAGGGATTCCGGCACCAATATCACATCCGGCTTTAAAATATTCACCTTCAAACATTAAATGTTCTTCTTTTATCATTCTAAATAAAAATGCTCGATAGGTTCTCATGTGTGAGAAATTCCATGATTTAATTCTTGCTTTATCAGCATTAAATTTACCATAATTCCCTACAACACCATTTTTATCCATCCATTTTGAACCACAAATCCATATGTTTTCATTTGTATAAATTTTATTAATTAAACCTAAAACAAAGTTATCACTTAGTTGGTCATCACCATCAATTTCAATAATAACATCATCCCAATCAATATCCGGATTATTATTGATGACATCAATAAAATTTTTTGTTTTATATTTTTTTTCGGTGTTTTTAATTAATATAAATCTTTCATCACCATCAATCGCCTCAAGGGCAACTTCATAAGAATTGTCGGTCGAAACATCATCAACTATATAAGCAACAAACTCACTATAATATTGATTTTTTATTGACTTAATACAGTCTGCTACATATTTTTCAGAATTCCAAAAGGTGGATACAATAATTAATTTCATAAAAAGAAAGGTTCAATATTTATAAATACATCAAATACACTATTTTAATACTATATACTAAATAATATGTCTGAAATTACATTTATTAAACCTAAAGGAAGAGTTTTTCATATGATTCCTTGGAATTCTGATAAAAATATTGGTAAATCATATAATGAATTAATGTCAATGGTTAAAACTAATGATTGGATTTGTTTCTTAGACGGAGATGCGGTTCATACATCTCATTTTTTTGGTAAACGAATCGAAGAGGTTATTGATTCTAACCCTGAATATTCTTTATTTACCTGTGTAACCAATAGAGTTAATTGCCAATACCAAATTGCACCTAATGTTGACGTTAAAACAAACGACCAAGAATATCATAGAAATTTTGGTGACCGTATTTGGGAATTATATGGAAATCAAGTTATGGATGTAACAAAAAATATGGAATTAAGTGGCGTTTTTATTGCAATCAAAAAATCTGTATGGGAAAAAGTTGGTGGTTTTAAAGAAGATAAAATGTTAACTATTGATAACGATATTCACAGAAAAATTAGATTAATTAATGAGAAAGTTGGATTAATGAAAGGAATATATGTTCAACATTGGTATCGTGGAGGAATAAAAGAAAATAAACAACACTTACTATAATGTATTTAATTCATAAACAAGGAGGTTACTTTAATTCAATCTCAAAAATGGTTGAGGAGGTTTTAGGTGAACCTTGTAAACACACATCAAACCCAAACGAAACGGGTACTTGGGTTTTATTCTTTACATCATTCTTATCAGGATTTTACAAAGCAATTAAAGGTGATTATATTGTAGTTCAAACAGAACCCCTTGAAAGAACCTTTAATCGATATCCGGAATACAAAATAATGTGTGAAAACGCAACAAAAGTTTTAGATTATTCTAAAAATTTTGAAATTCGTTATTCAAATAACTATAGAGTTGAATATGAAGAATCTAAAGAAATTGATGTACTTTTTTACGGAGTATTAAGTCCTAGACGAAAAGAAATATTAGATAAAATATCAGTACCAAATAAAGTTATTCTTCATACATCACCTCCTGTTGTTGGTGCTGATTTGTGGAAATTAATTAATAATAGTAAAATAGTTTTATTGGTTAATACTCACGATAGTTCTCAAGAATTTGATTGGATAAGATTAACTCCATTATTATCAAATAAAGTTTTTGTTATAATGGAAAAAAATGCCGATGAAAAATATGATTATTTAACTAAACATATCGCAATGGGGCATTATGATTATATCCCAACATTAATCAAACATTTTTTAAAAAATCCGTTAGGTAGAGCACAATGGTCGGATAAAGGGTTTGATTATATAAGACAACATAAAACAAAAATTATTGAAAATGATTAAAACTAATTTTTTTACCGCCTGTAATGGGATATATAAAGAATTTATACCTCTTTTCATATTATCACATTTATACTACAATGAAGATTGTTTCGTTGAAATAGGTGTTGATACAATGTTAAAACCCGAAATTTTAAAAAGTTTACAAGTGTTAAATAAATTCTATCCTGATAAATTTAGTATTCACGTAATTGATTTTGGACCAATTAAAGTTAATAACCAAAAATACAGTTCAATACCTAATACCATTAGATTTTTTACGCCGCCTAAAAACAAAAGTAAATACGTTTACATATCAGATATTGACATTATTTGTCTTCAGAAAGAATTAACTGACATTCACATAAATGATATGGAAAAATTAAATTTACCATACTCAAATATTGTTAGACCAGTTAAAGACCAATCCCACCCTCATCGTAGATTAAGTGGGCTACATTTCACAACTTATGATAGTTACTATCCAATACCAAATTACGATGATTTATGCCAAAGAGGGTTGTTACAACATGATGAAGTATTTTTATATGAATTAGTTAAAAAACGTTATCCTAATTTTAATATGGAAAATACATATAGACCTGTTCACGGTATTCACGTATCTCCAAATAGAAATCCTACAGGTACTATGAATTGGGGTATGCCAAATTGGAAAAACCAATGGTTTGAATTTAGAAACTCTAATGAGTTTAAGGAACTTGAACCAACTTTAAGTAAAATGATTAAAGAAAAAATACAAATAATCGAAGATTTTTATAATAATGGATAATTTAGAGTATAAGAAACCTAAAATAATTGTTTATAGTGTTAACACCGGAGGATATGATGAATTAAGGTCTCCTGATGTGTATGACCCAAACATTAGATATATTTTATTTACGGATAATAAGTATTTCAAATCCGATGTTTGGGAAATTAACCACATCGACTTTGTTGATAGTAAGTTAGACAATAGAAGAAAGGCCAGATATATTAAAATAAACCCACATTTAGTTTTACCTAATCACGATATTAGTATATGGGTGGACCATTGTTATAAACCTAAATTTAATAACGCCGAAGAATTTTTAAAAGAAATTGGTTTTTTCAACAATAACATTATGTCATATAAACACGATGTTAGACAATGTATATATTCAGAATCCGAAGAAGTTAAACAACAAAGATTAGATTATGATAATATTGTTAATTCTCAAATGTCTAGATATAGAATTGAGGGATTTCCTCGTAATTATGGTTTATTTGATAGTGGATTCACTATTAGAAAATATAATAAAGTAGTTAACGAATTTAATGATATTTGGTGGAGTGAAGTAAAAAACTTTAGTGCTAGAGACCAATTATCTCAAGTTTACTCATCTTGGAAATCAGGTATAGATATAAAACCAATACCGGTTGGTTCATCAATTTATTCAAATAAATATTTAAATCCAAAAATTAAACATCCAAGAAAATGGTTGATATAATCGCGGTAACATACGGTCAAAATGAAATATTAAAATGTTTCATAAATTCAATTAGAGCACAAACGAGTAATAATTGGAGATTAGTTATTATTCATGATGGCCCAAATCCAATATTACGTAAAGACCTTAGAGATAATGGTTATTTAAGTTCAAATAGAATTAGTTTTATTGAACATCCGGTAAGAACCGAAAATTATGGTCATTTATTACGTAAATGGTCATTAGAAAATGTAATTAAAAATGAATATGTATTATTAACTAATGGTGATAATTACTATACACCAAATATGATTGAAGAAGTAAGTAAAAGAACTGAAGATTTAATATATTTTGATTTAATTCATTCTCATAAAACACCATTTAATAGTAATGGTTCTACTTACGGATTAATGAATAGTCAATTAGTTAGTTCTAAAGTTGATATGGGTAATGTTGTTATTAAAAGTGAATTGGCTAAAAAAGTAGGTTTTAATTCCGTGGCATTTAATGCTGACTGGATTTACTTTACTGAAGTTTTAAAATTATCCCCAAGTATTTTTAAAATAGACAAAGTATTATTCGTACATAACTAAAAAACAAAAAGATGTCTCACGACATCTTTTTGCTAGATTTGGAATTTTCCCCTTTCTTTTAGTTGGTTAATCCCATTCGGATTCTACTCCGAAGGTGCTTTAATTAGACATAGCTTTTTCACGAATCTCATCGTGAGCATTTTCTAATTTTTCAGTTATGCCATTTAACAATGGACATAATATTTTTGTGATATCACTTTCAAGTTTGTTTAAAAAGTCATTTCCATTAACATAATCAAATAGATTGTTTCTTACCATATCATATAATCCACCATCTAAATCATTGTCTTTTTCTAATTTTCCAACACTTCCATCAATGATTGATTTTGAAATAGATTTTGTTAAATAACTACAATCTAATAATTTCTCAATATCATTTATTTTAATATCGTCAATTGAACTTATGATAGATTTACTCATCCATCCATCAGGATGTAATGGGGTTAATTTAGATACTAACCATTCACCCATATATTCTTTGAACGTGTCGAATATAGAATCGTGGTCTTCTTTATCAAAGAACCCTTTTAACGTATCAAAAAATTGTTCTTGGATAATGTGTTTACTAAACCCTTGAGAATTTAAATAAATTGATTCTGTCAAGATATCATTAAATAATCTTTTTTGCTGTGGTTTTGTGTTTATAATAGGTGATTCAACTATGATTGACGCTCTATTTTTAATGATTTTTGATTCCGCAGAATACGTTCTTAATTTTTCATTTTTAACTTTATTTAAATTTTCTTTAATAACATTTTTAATAGTTAAATCAGTTGATTCATTAAGACCTATAATATATGGACTAGGCGCTTTAAGATATTTAGTTTTACCCGCTAAAATTCTAAACACTTGTCTTTTATTAATTTTCTTATTTAAAAATCCGTAAGGTGACAATTTACTTTTTACTGATGCCGTTTCTCCTTCTGTAAAACCTTGGAAACTATCAAATTGACCTGAACCATCACATTTAACTAATTGTTGTCTAAACTCTCTTAATTGTGGAATTGGTGTTGTTTCAACTTGAGCGTTATATTGTAACGCCGCTCCAAGATATTGACCTAAAATTGTTCTACAACCTTCAGCATCTAATTTAATTCCTCCGACAACACCCGCTTGTAAATCTTTAGTTTTACCTTTTGGTAAATATATCATTACATTTTTCCATCCTTTATCTCTGTCTAATGCAGGGACTTGTGAAAATTGAGTTGTTAAAATATCATTATCAGGTAATGAATTCTCATCAGTTATAACTAGTTTTGTCACATCAGGATAAGTAGATGTTAATAAATCATTCCATTGTTTAAAAATATTTGACACGGCACCTTTATCAACATAAGATTGTAAGTTAGCCGTTACATTTTTTAGTGTTTTCGTCAATGTTTCTTTATCTAATTTTGAGTCAATACCAAATGTTGATAATAATGGATTATTAGTGATTGCCTCACACACCCAATATCTTTTTTCTTTAGTTTTCATGTTTTGTGCCGTCATGTCAGCATAAAACACAATATCTTCACCTTTACTATTTTTTCCATAATAAATGCTCTTACCGGCAATTTTACCAAATTGACCATTACTTAACCATTGTGGAAAACATCCGGCTTGTAATGCTTTATACAACTTATCTCTATCATTGTTGGTAGGTTGTGTTGCTTGTTCTTTTAAAATTCTATTAAGTTTCATTTTAACTGTGTTTTTATATTATTTCCAATCGTCTACAGACCCCGGATTAACTGCCGGAGTTGTATCAGGTGTTATTGTAGTTTCAGGTTTATCTTCCGGAGTTATAGTTTCATCATCTTTAGTTTTTGGAGTTATTGATTTATTCTCACCATCAGTCGGTGTTGGAGGTTGTTTAGCAAATTTAGTTCTAATTGCATCTCCAATAGCGTCTAAAGTTAATTTTCCTATTTTACCATCAGCACCATCTTTATTAGGCCCTGATGAACCTAGTTTGGCCTTATATTTTGTTATTAATAAATTTTGTAATTTCTTAACAGTATCTTCATAACTTAAAGAAACTTCAGGTGTTGCCGTAGCAGCTGTTGCCGGAGCCGCTGTTGCCGGAGCCGCTGTTGCCGGAGCCGATGTTGCCGGAGCCGCTGTTGTCGGAGCCGCTGTTGCCTGTGTTGCTAAATCCGATGGTAAGGTTACACCCATTTTTTTACCATATTTATTTATCAAATCGCCGGCCTCTTCTTGTTCAAAAATAACTTTAGTATTTTCTTCAAGTGTTTTCTTATTATCATAATTCATCATAAGAAGAATTCTCTTCAAAGATTCATTACCCTCATTTAAACTATATTTTTCCATCTTATTGTCTTATTGTTTGTTGTGACGCAATTTGTTTTAATTGTTCTTCGGCATTAGGGGTTTGAATTCCTGCTAGTTTTAATTGATTTACCGATTGTACTTTTGGTTGTTCCTCATCACTTAATAATTTTATTAATTTTTCTAACGATTGAATATCAAAAGAACCTGTTTCAGGTAATCCCGCACTTTGTTGAATTTCTTTACTTTGACTCTGTAATTGTTCAACACTTGCATTTGCACTACCCGGTTTTAACTTTTCTAATTTGGCAATTGATGTTGTATAATTACATTTAGTTAAATTAAATATTTTTTTATTCTTAACGTTTTGAGCAAACCATTCCTCGCCAACTTTACCATAAATATAGTTTTTATCACCAGGGTTTTTAATATTTAATGTAAGACCTGCTGGTGGAGTTTTTAATGGTAAACACTTTTCGTTAGTTTTTACGTTAGTTTTACTTGAAGACTCTCTTTTTTCAGGAGTATCATCAAAAATACTTATAACATTTCCTTCTTCATCTACAAGATTATAATGTTCCTTTTTTAATTTCTTAACAATTGCTGGGCTAGCAAACTTTAACCATTCACCACTAAATTTCCCATCTTCATCCATTCTTTTAAAAACCAACAAATTATCACTTAACCCAATTTGATAAATGGGTTGTTTTTTAGTATCAGGGTCAACTTCACCCTTAATTTGTTTGATTGGGTATTTATCGGTATTAGTTGGTGTATAGTCCTCTAAAATTAATCTTCTCATATTTATATTTTTCATTACTAAAATTCGTCTTTATCAACTTGTTTATAAATAATTTCATCATCAGGTGAAATTTCATAATCTTTTTTAATTATTTCTTGGTCTTTCTTAATTACCTTACTATAATCCCATCCTTTACCTGAAATAAAACGAGCCTTATCATCAGTATCAATAATTATTACATTGTTTTCACATTTCCAAGTACCATTCATAATTTCTCCACTTTCATGTTCATAACTAAATTTTGAATTTTTATAAAAGTTTAAAATATCTAAACCGTTTGATGACTTAAATGAAACTTTACTATCCGAATTTTTTGGTAAAGCCTCACCAAACCCACGAATACAAGGGTAATCTTTAACCCAAGAAGGTTCGTTAACAGATGATTGATTTTTATTACAATTTTTTAATTCATTAGGGTATTCTTTATTTAATATATCAACAGACCTTTTATATTTTAGATTATCATTAATATTAAACTCTTTACAAGTACTAACATTCTTGGTATACCATTTACATTCTATAACCTTAAATACGTATTTTTTACTACCTGTTGGGTCTTTTAACCAACCATTAGTATTACAAGAAGAATTTGAATTTCCATTGTTTTCCTCTTTTCTCCAATCATTCCACCATTTTTTGGCGTCCTCACCAATGTCGTGAAACCATTCACCGGCTTTATTAATTAATGATGGAACACCAATTTTAATGTCTTCCCAAAAACTAGTATCGTCTTTGTCTTTTAATTTTTTCTGTAATTCACTATCGGTTACTTTTTTTAACCATTTTTTATTTTTTCCACGATAAACTTCACCATCCTCAGTTGTTATTACAACATCATTATCATCACAAACATAATCACCACTAATACGTTTACCACTTTTAAAAATATAAAGAAAGTCTCCATTTTTAGAGAAATACCATTTATCACCTTTATCATTGATATAAACAACTTTGTTTGGGTCTGTAGTACCACTTAAACTTTTAACTCCATTTTTTACACAATCCGGAGTCCAAGAAGGTAATTCAGTTGTTGGTTGGGGGTCGTTACCCGTTGTACTATTACTACTACAATATGATAAATTTTTAGCCCAACCTAAATCACACGCGTATGTTTGATAAAATGATTTAATTGTCCAATCTGATGAAATAATATTATTTGTTTTAGCTCTTTTAAACGTTTCATTAGTTTGAGATTCATCTTGAAATCGTATTTTAACCCAAGTCTTTAAATTAGGATAAGCGTTGTTAAACACGTCTAACTTTCCTAAAGACTTAGCCTTTGCTTTCATTTTTATATATAATTGTTCTCTATCTAAAGCCATAATTAAAATCCTGATTCGTCAGCTGTTTTTATTTTTTCCGGAGTTATAATTGTATCATTATCGACCGGAGCCGGTATTGGTAAATTTTCAAGAGAATCCACTTTTCTTTTGAAATCCTCGTCTAATTTATTTTTTAAAGAATCTAACTTTTGTTTAGAATCATCTATAATTGGTTTAACTTTTTTAATTACTTCTTCACCATCTTCTTTATCTAGTTTTGTTTCAGGATTTGCTAACCATAATATCATATCTTTAATTCCAACAATAACATTATCCGCAAATCCAGGTATAAGACTTTCCCAAGTATTGAATTGTTCGTAAGCGTATTGTAAATAAACTTTTAAAACGGTTTCTAACTCTACTTTAGCATCTTTGTATTTTTTCTTATATTCGTTAATTTGTTCATCTGTCTCTAAACCAAGTGCCTTATAATAATTTTTATTATAATTTTTTGATAAAGTTTGTACCCACCCCAAATCTTCAAAAAAATACCAATCTTCAACAATTTTAGCAAAAACATCAACAGCCAATTCTAAACCAGCAATTATTAAGTTTATTCTAACATATACCGTTGCGTATTCTGCAATATATTTTTTTGCCGCGGCACTTTTTCCCGCTTTTTTAATATATTCACCCCAAGCTGATGGGACTAATGTCGACCCATACCAAAAATCAGCCTTTAATTCACCAAACTTAGTAGAATGGTCACCCTTTAAATCCATATTTTTAAGCCTTACTAAATCACCCCACATTTCTGATTTACTACCGTATTTCTTTTCAACCCTTTTTTTATTTGCGTAAGTGATGTCTTTCATTTGTGACCAAAATTTACTTATTCTATCATTAAAAGTCCCATACTCTTTCTGAAATTCCTTTTCAAAGGCACCGGTTGCTAATTTTTTGGCTCTACCATATCCATTTAAATTTTCTTTATCTAATCTTTTTTTAACGCTAGGAGGTACATTTTTTGATATCCAATCATTTATTTTATCAAAATTATCCCTTCTCATTTTTGTTAATTTTTCAAAATTTAATGAAATTTGTTTTTTATAATTTGCAATATTTGTAGAACCAGTATCAATACTAAGTTGTTTAATTAATTCCAAAGTTTCATTTAATAATGTTTCTTCAGATTTAAACATACTTTTAACTGAATCAAAAAAACTATAAAAAGGTTTTGCCCAATTTTTACCATGAACCTTTTCCAACCATTTAACCTGATTAGATGTAATTCCTCCTAATTCTGTAAATGTTTTATCTAATGCTTTTTTAGTTTTAGCCCATTTAGTACCAGCTCTTCTCATTTTATTAAGAACTGCGTTCATATAACCTTCTGTTTGTGCATCAATTGGATTATTTCTTCTTGTTTTTGCGGCTTTTATTGCTCGTTCAAGTTCCGCAATTGTTTTAACACCGTTTGGTGTTTTTATAAAATTTGAAAATTTTAATTTAATTGCATTGTCCGATGCGTCATCAATTTCCCCCTTGATAAATCGTCTAATTAACGCTCTTTCTTCTGTAGTTACTGCTTTTAACGAACCCCTAACGAGTGCGTTAAATATTGTAGCAATAGTTTCATTTGTTGGACCTTCTAAAAGTATATTAACTTCTTCAGTAATTACAGGTAAACCCATATTACTTCTTATTTGATTAATTTCTAATATTAATTTATTTTCCATTTTTATTTATTTTATCATTTTAACTTCCAAACCTTTAGTTAAGTCCACAGGGGAATACTTAACACCATCAATTATATAATACTGAGGATACATTTTGTTATTTTTTTTAACCATAATAATTTTAAACGTTTTTGGTTTAAAAGCAGACTTAAACAATTTAGGGTTTTCATCTAATATGGTGTTAAGTAAATCTTTATCTGTAAAATTTTCCAAATCACTTGATACTAATGCTGAATCTTTTTCTGGATTACTTTCAAAAAATTTAGCAATAGCATCACTTTTTGATTCAAACCATTTCACTAATTTATATGTTCCAGCACCTGAGACTCCCGCTAATGATAGTCTTAGTGGGTTTACAACAGTTTTAACCGCTTTACTTGGGGTTTTCCACAACTCAATTGCTTTGGTTATTTCAGAATATTTTTTATCAACCCAACTTCCTAATTCTTTAGGTAATCCATCAGTTTTTGGTTTAAATTTTTCAAGAAAAGATACAAATTTTTTCATAAAATTAGGGCCGAATTTTTCTATCAATAATTTAAACATTTTACTAGCGGATTTAAGAGTGGCTTTACCTAATTTAAAAATTCCTTGCCCCAATAAAATAGCTCCAATGTCTACAATAAGATTTTGAAACCCAATATTTGTTGTAAAATGAAACTTAAACCATTCCCATAATTGTTTACTATATAATCCAGTAATCGAAGGATTTGGAATCATTGTGACCGGGTACTCAGGCATTTTAGGCCCATTATTATCCCAATCTCTCACCATCATATAAGCGTCATTAATAATAATTGCACCATCTAAAATCATAAACAATATTGGTGCACCGATTTCGGCACCCGCAATAGATAACACAACTTGTAATGTTGCTCCTTCAGGTGTGAAAAAAAATTCACGTACTTCTAACAACCATTCTGAAAATGTTTTAGAATCTATTTTTTTAGTCATTTTTGGAAACGTGGCTGTTGATATTTTTTTACCATCCGGACCTCTAAATGAAACCGCTGTTTTATCTACATATTTACGAGTATTATTTTCAAACTCATCATTTTTAAGTTTTTTAATATCTTGGTCTGTAAATTTTTTCTGTTCCGATAATGTTTTTGTCGAATCATAACGCATCATAAGAAGTACTCTATTTAAAGCATCATTCCCTTCGGTTATAGTATAAGTTGAATTCATAGTTAATAAATATCGGTGAATTATTTTTTTTTTAAGGTACCGGATTTGCGTGACCTCTTGTAAGACCTGTCTCCCATTTTTCACCGGCTAAACCTAATTTATTGGCTTTACCTCTTGTTAATCCGGTTTCCCACTTTCTACCGGTGTTTGTAGTTGTTCCACCACCACCTCCACCAGCAGCGGGTGCCGCAGCGGCAGGAGATTCTTCTTGTTCACCAAGTTCTTCATTTGAATCACTCGTTGTATATCTCTTCATTAAACTAATTATGTGGTCAATATCTGTTCTCATATGTTGATAAATATTTTTTGTTTTGGAAAAAAGTTGTATATTTGTAAAATAAAACCATAATATATGAAAAAAATAATTTTAATTGTAGTATTATTACTAACATTAGTGTCCTGTGAGGTCTATGACCAACCAAAAACCTTGAGTTTAAGTGGAGAATACATTATAGACAGAATTACCCGTACATCAACGGAAAATACGTCAGGAACACAACAATTGGTTGTCTATCAACCGGGTGACACCTTTATTAGTAATACCGAATCATTTCCAATGGATATGATTGTTGTTGGAGCAACAAGATGGCATTTTGATTATAGTGTAATCTCATTTAGCCCAATTGGGTTAAACAATGGTCAGGTGTTATGGCAATATCAATATTTTTATCACATATATAATGATTGGTATTATACTGATTTAGGATATATTGAATTTGAATTGAATAACGGGACAAAAAGGATGTTTAAAATTGTCAATGACTCTATGGAGAGTTTGACTCTTAGAACCACCGGACAATGGCCTGACGGACCATATGGTCCTAACACAAACATAACCTTACATCTAACACGAGTTGGACCATAATAAAAAACCCACCTAATTGGTGGGTTTGTGTTTTAAAATAATTGAGCTTCAGGTAATTTTTTTGGATAGATTAAGTAATACTCATTTAAAAATGATACAATCTCGTCCTCATCTAATTCTTCTTCTTCAAAATCATCGAACATATCTTCAAATTCTTCATCATCATCGTCATAAAAATCTTCTTTAAAATTGTTTGATATATTATAACCAAAAGTTTCTATTTCTTCAAGAACTATTTGGTCTGTTCTTATTTCATCATCATTATCCGTTAGAATTCGGAATGTGACTTCCAACATGTGTGATGTTTCATTTATGTAATAAGATACTAATTCTTTAATTTCCATTATCGTTTAATTTAACATTGTTTATTACAAAGAAATATCACAATTTTTCTAAAAGTCCAGAATTAATTATATTTTTTTAATCTTTTGAACATATCTAAAGATTCATTAATCTTGTTAATTATCTCTTCTTTTTCTTCTTCTTCGATTTCATTTTCCTCATCACCTAAATCCATTAAATCGTCAAGATTCATTTCAAATTCATCATCTTCACACATTTCAAATTCATCATCGGATACATATTCATCGTCAACATCTACCGTACCATTAGGTAAATCATATTCACCATCACCAATCATATCCAATTGTTCTTCCACTTCTTCAAAACTTTCTTCCGGTGCGTATTCAGTACCAGCAGAAATATACCCTTCATTATACTCTTCTTCTTCATCAGAGAATAATCCGGTACTTTTACCATCATGTTTCATCTCATTGATGTTCATGTTCTTATAAGCGGTTACAACACCTTTATTATTAACTGTAAGACCTTCTTTATCGTTAGCGAAGTCTTGAGTGTATAATGGTTGTTCATTTGACGGTTTAATATAACTTGTTAAGTATCCATCATAAACTTCTTTATGTTGGTCAAGGATGTTATTTTTTTCCTCGTTTGTCATTTTAAAAAAATATGAGTTCATATTGTTTGTTTTGTATTAAGCAATACCTGTTGTAGTATCTGTTGATTGATTATTCATTGCAAAAGCCGCTTTTGGTACCATAATACCACTTGAATTTTTAGTACAAAATTGTGTAGTTAATGTTTGGACCAATTCAGGATTAAAAAATTTATCTGTTTCAGAAAGTTTATCTTCAATAAAAAACTCAAGGAACGGTTGCCCACATTTAAATGTAACTACACCCATTCTATCTGATAATTCGATTCGAACACCCTTTACACCATTATTACTCATTTTTTCAACAGGACCACTAACAACCGGTTGAGATGTTAATGTTGGGTCATCATAGATATTAATTATTGTACCAACTTTAAGTTCTTTAATAGGTTGTGGTGGTGCTACCCTTTGGTTTTGTGATGGTCTATTTGGTCGTGTTGGAGTAGGTGTTCGACGTGTTCCACCTAATAGTGGATTTTGTTCAGAAATTATATTCTTTTTAGCTGAGTGCATCTCTAAAATTCTATTTTTCTCATCTTGAGAAATATCATTAAATAAATTTTTCATATTAATTTGTTTTTATATATAAATATGTTTATGTATTATAAAAGGGTATATGTTTGAATAATCTTGGTTGATAACCTCTGTAGGTATCTGTTTATACTAGACATATCTTCTTCAATCCCCTTATCATTTAAATAGTTTATAACCCCGTTAATCATTTCTGCTTGAGCTTGGTCAGAGTGTTCCAACATTTCTTCAAACGCGTCTTCATTAGGAACATCTTTGTATTTAAATTCGTGTTTAATTCTATCACTACCCATATATAGGTATGGACCGGCACCATACATATTTGTTATACCGGAAGCTCTAACCATTAATAGGTATTTTTTTAAAAATTTAATGTTAAAATATTTGAACAAATCAATATTGTCCATAATAAATTTATCTCTATCTTCAGTGATTTTTTTCTTAACTTTAAATCTTTCTTCTTTATCCCACATATCTGTGTCAGACAATAACGCTAATTTACTACCATTATCCCATTCAACACCATATTGTACGTCACCGAATACCTTATCAACACTATATACCGTCCCGTGAGTACCATCAGGTACAGAACTTTCTCCTGACATATGTAATAAAATTATTCTATCACCTTTTTTTAATTCCGGATTAATCATATTTAATAAAATTATTTAACAATAAATATATTTAAAGTATTTATTATTGTATGAAAACCACATTATTAATAAATGAAAGTCAAAAAAGAATAATTCTTAAAGAATCTATTGTTGACAATATTAGAAAATCCATTGAGGAAGGATACGAATACACTGCAAAAGTATTGTCTGATGTAAAGAAAGATTATGGACTTAATCTTGAGTTTCTTATAACTTGGGGTGCTAGTATTGGAGGATTCATCGCACCTATTGGGGAGTTTATTCAAGGTAGATACCCTGAAATATCTGAGGTTGAATTAAGTTTAATATTAACAGGTATTATTTCGATACATTATTTGGACAACAAAAAAGAGATTGAAAAAATATTACAAAAAATTAAAGAGGATGGTTTATCCGACGCATTTAAACTTGGGTTAAAAAAATCAAACGAATTAAAAGATACTTTGTTTAAATTTTTAGAAAGTTTAAACATCACATTCTTTAAAGTATCAAAAATGATGTCATACGCATTTATCGTACCAATTTTACTTATGTTATTCAATATGGTTAAAAGTCATGAAATAAATGTTTCTGACGCAAAAGAAATCGCATTGAGAATTGTTGGTAGCGGTATCGTTAGTTTATCAGGAATTGTTGTAAGAGATTTAATAACAAAACTTATTAAAAGATTTAAAGATTAATAATCTCCGGAAATAAAATCACATAATTTACTTGAAAATGTTGAATGATTGGTATAGTTAAAATCTTCAATTTCTGTATCACCGATGTTTCTAATGTTTGCGTAGGTATGGGTCCATATCTCACAATCGGCTAAATCCATATACTGAGTGATTTCATCCCAAACAATCCCATCTAACGGACTTCTAAGATTATCATCTTCACTTATATAACCAACAATAGTTTCTGCAAGGTCTTTAGGTATATTCTCTAATGGTTTATTATCAACTAATACTTGATTACAATATACGGAAACATTTGTGGTAATACCATCATCAATATACATGTCGGAAACTTCAACATTAATATTTAATTTTAATTCTTTTCTTTTCCCTTCACAGAAGAAGTGTGTAGATATTTGTTTTGGAGTATTTTCTTCAATATCTTTTGATACTTTCTTAATAAATGACTGAGGGATATCTCCACCGTATCTATTTATTTTTTCACCATTATAATAAATGTCCTTAACTTTATTAAAAAAATCTTTCCAATCAAGACCAACCATTTCACACCCATCTTGTACTATGTGTGTTGATTTACAATGGAAAAAATCCCACAAATAAGGTATGTCCGATTGTTTTGAGGTAATTTCTAAGTCATAATGGATTTCAGGGTAAGATTGTTGCCCTTTAATTTTTTTAAAAACATCAACATTAACAAATTTAAATCTAAACGCACCAGAGGTATGAGTTAATCGGATTAGATATGATATAACACCTTTTATTTGAGTATTATTAGCCATTAATAATTATTTGTATCACTTTATCCACTTCATTGTCATTCATTTGGTGAATTTCTTTATGGTCTTCAAACCAATCTCTAACCACATCATTAAATGGTAATTTTCTTAATTTTGCGATACGTCTAAAACCGGCTCTTTGAGCTTTTATTTCGCGTGGTTGAGTATAATATTTAAAAGAATTTTTTGTTGGAGTTTTAGTTTTACGTTCCCCTCTATAATCCTGATATAAGTGTTCTAATTCGTGAGCGACTATTTCATTCAACTCACCAATTATATTATAAAAATCATTCTTTAATGTTTTAGGGTTGATTATTACTAAAATTTGAATCACATCATTATCTGTGGTTTGTCCATTCATTTTATATTTTGGAGCGTCATTATCAATTTTAACAAATAAATCTACATTAAACCCAAAAGGTAAATTAATAAATTGATATTCTGAACCATCTTCAACATCGGGTAATCTAAAATCACCAGCTTTAGTATTTTTTAAAACATTAACAATATCTCTTACAACAGTTCTAATGGCTAATCTACTCATTCTTGATTCATTTATTGGTTTTGGAACATCAAATGTTAAACTATCAATTGTTGTTCTAATATCTCCATCAAAGATACGTAAAAAATTAGTCATCGCCAAATTTAATTCTGAATAGAATTTATATAATCTATTTTCAAAACTTTTAGCAATCATTTTACCTTGTTCATTGTCTTCAGGTGTAAATAGTAATTGACTAAATCTATCATTTAGTCCTGTGATAACAACATTTAATAAAGCGTAATCATACTCCTCACCAACGCTAGTCATTTTTTTATAACCATTAATTTTAAATTTATAATCTATATCCGAATTCATTGATTCCGGTAAATCATTAATTATTTGACCTTTAAACTTAAATGTTCGGGTTGATAATAGTTTATTAATTCTATTTAGTTGTTTTTCTGTTAACATATCTATAAATACTTTAATAATCAATTAATGTTTTTTTTGTTTATAATTTTACTTATATTTCAAATATGGAATTATTAAACACACACCCAATTAAAAAATCCGACTTGGGATTTCACGGAAATCTTTTTGGTGGGAAATTACTCGCGTGGATTGACGCTGCCGCTGCGGGATATTCAATGCAATTATGTGACACACCAAGAATGGTCACAGTAGCTATTGATAAATGTTTTTTTGAAAAACCTGCAAGAGAAGGTCAATTAATTAAAATCTATGGTGAACCATCTTTAATAGGAACAACATCTGTTACTTTATATATGGAAGCCAGAGCACATAATGTTTATACCGGTAATCAGGTTATTGTTTTAAGAACAAATATAAAATTTGTTATGATTGATGAAGGGGGAAACCCAATTCCAATTGGTGATAAGGGTAGAAAAAAAATACAAACCTTAATTGACTCTAAAATTTAATCATATGGAATGTTACGAAAAATTATTAGAATGGGTTGAGGAAGAACAAAATAAGTTCCCTGATGGCGATTTTGAAATATCACAATTAGTCGCTTACTCAACATTAGAGTTAGTTAAACGAAAAATAATAGAATTAAAGGATGAAGAATTATAGTTATCCTTATATTTATAGTATAAAAACATTTCTGTTATGAAAAAAATACAAATAAACGAAAACGAACTTCGTAAATCAGTTAGAAAACATTTGTTGGAACAATCTGAAACCGGAGCAAAAGATAATAGAGAAGAAAAACAAAGATGTGTTGCTGGAAATGTAATGCCACTAGACGAACTTGTTGGTCCTTCTGATAACTTTAGTGATTACGCATCAGGTGTTTTAAAACGTGATGGTGGTATTAACGGAATGGTTGATACATTAGATATGTTAAGAACATTACGTTTACATTCAAACATTAAAGATAATGGTGAACATTTATCTTATAATTTAATGAATCACTTAAACAAATTTAGAAATAAAAATTTCCACGACGAAACAAATAATGGTTGTATTAAAGCCATGGATAAAGTAATTGAACTTTATAAAGAGAACGAACACGGGGAAGATTTAGTTAAAGACATTGAAAAAGTGTTGGCGCACAAAGACCCATCTCCAAGAGCGAAAGAATATCTGAAAAGATGTTTGGTATTAGTTAAGGAGAAATAATATACCCCGTCATTGGGGACGTTTAGGACCGTTATCAGTGATGGTAACAAATTAAAGGGGAGATTCGCTATCATCCCCTTTTTTATTTTTTCAGATATTTATAATTGAGTAAATAAACGATTAAAACCTTAACAAAATGACTAAACCTAAATCAGGTTCATCTTCAAGTACTAAAATTTCTTTTAACAAGAAAAAAGTTTCCGGTAAACACAGAAAATCAAGAAACAAACACGACAGGTCTGAAAAGAACTACAGGGGTCAAGGACGTTAATTTACCATAAATTATTAAAACTAAAAATTATGGGTTTTTTCTCAAGCATTTATGGGGGAATTAAAGGATTGTTCACTGACGAACATGGTGTAGTATCATCAAAAAGATTTGTTGGTATTCTATGTGCAATAACACTTTGTATTACTATGTATCACAATAGTTTCTCAACAGTTGACGTTGCACCGGCACCTTATTTAGTAGACGCGGTTGCATTATTAGCTTTTGGTTGTTTAGGATTATCTTCAGTAGATAAATTCACTGCAACAAAGAAAAAAGTTAAAGACGCTACAAGTCAAGAGTAAAAATTACCCCCCTTTAACGAGGGGGTTTTTTATTGATTATTAAGGAAATCTAATTCATCGGTAGTTAATGATTTTACACCGGACTTATTTATTTTGTCTAATAAATCATCAACATTATATTCATTAATTACTTCAATTCGCTCATTGATTTCACTATCATCATCAAATAACTCATCAAATAACTCCAATAATTTTTCACGCATTTCCTTATCGTATAATTTTGGTCTAAATATTTTTTTGAACATCGTTAAAGCTTCTTTTTTCATATCTAATTATTTTATACAAAAGTAATCATTAATATAATACCAACCAAATAAATTATTACTTTATTTTAAGTATTCCAACAATTTTTCTTTAACACCTGATTGTTTGATTCCTTCATTATCTCTTGGTGTATGAACAAAGTTAGATAAACCCCACTTTTGTTCCAAACCATTTGATTCCAAACCTAATGTTAAATCATCAATACAAACCCAATGTGTAATTTCAGGGTGGTCGGTTAAATATTGTTTAACCTCTAAACATCTTTGTTGTTCATATTTTGCATTTCGATTCCATTCGTATTCGTCAGGACTATCACAATCAAAATAACGTTTGGTAACACCGATTGGTTTTTTGACGATTCCTTCTGAAAGGTAATATTCACCAAGTTCTTCTAAATTGGCATATAATCTCCAATCGGAAGACACAACGATTTCTGCTCCGGTTTCTTCTAATACCTGATTCAATACCTTGATTGCCTTTTTGTCAAAATAATCAAAACGATATTTCACCTCAACATCAGGGTCATTCATCACCAAAGATATTTTATCTTTTTTTCGTTTATTAGCACGACTCCCCCAATTATTCGCCAAACAGATAACACCATCGTTATCCAAAAATATTACTTTCATATTCTTATTTCAAAATTAAAATCGTCTTCATCATCCTCATCTTCTTCCTCCTCTTCCGGTTCATTTGCCTCAAGTATTTTTGAGACACTTAAATTGTATAGGACATCCCCCAAGCTATCCTGTGATAGGATATACTTTCTAATTTCATCAATTGTAAATGTGTTTTGCATCTTATATATAGGTATTAACTTTATACGCTTCGTAATCATATAGATTCGCTGAGTAATGTGAATATTTTGGGTCAACCAAATATTGGATAATATTACCCGTCTTCAGATTCTTACTTTCCCAAATGTATTGACCGGTTTCATTTAATGTTGGTAATGTTGTTACCTCACATTTAATACCAACACCCAACTCATATTCATAATGAATATCACCAACTTTAATCTCCTCAACTATTACGTTTCCTTTTGTGTATGTTTTCATATTCTATACAATGTTTACAATTATTTTTTTCTTTTTCTGATTGGTGGATTATCTTGTTGTTAGTACAATACCACTTCTTTTCGTAGGGGTGAAAATTCTCCCATTTATCATAATACCCCGGATTCCACCCATTATCCATTTAATATTCTTT